CCCTTAAAAACATTGCAAACTCTTTTAGTAGAAAATGACATAACCAACGTAAATATTTTAAAGGTAGATACAGAAGGTAATGACACAAAGATATTTGCAAGCTACGATTGGTCTGTCATGCCAGATGAAATAATTACCGAAGATTATGTTGCTGTTCGTGGTAAAACAACAAAACCTTACTGGGAGGAGCAAGATAAACTAAGGCTACAAAAGTATGAAATCATTCAATCAAAAGGCTACGCCCTTACAAAGCAGGAAGATTGTAATAGCTTTTGGGTAAAACAGAGTTAAATAAACCTATTTTAAGGCCCTATACGGTTGTCTTAACTTATTTGTGGGGCTAACGTACCCTTTAACTTTTAGAAGGCTCAGAAAGGCTTTAAATGCAACATATAAATGCAAGAAATGTAAGTGAAGCATTGTACCTAGCAGTACAGGCATTAGAAACTAAAGGTGTTGAGGTAGACACACGCAATGGTAAAGCATTAGAGTTTCCTTGCCCCGTTATGACTTCTTACAGCCATAGCAGGGAAAGAGTATTGTTTTACCCTATGCGTGACGCTAACCCTTACTTCCATTTAATGGAATCGTTTTGGATGTTAGCAGGTAAAAATGAAGTTGAGTGGATTTCTAACTACAATGGTAGGATGAGTAGCTATAGCGATGACGGTGTAACTATTAATGGAGCATATGGTTACCGATGGAAAAACTGGTTTGGCAAAGACCAACTAGAAATAGCCGTTCATCGCTTGCTTCATTATGAAAACGATCGCCGCACTGTTGTTTCTATGTGGGATCCTATAAAAGATTTTTCTATAGAAAACACTGGTAAAGACCACCCATGCAATACGCAAATCATGTTTTGGGTTCGTAACAACACGTTAAACATGACCGTATGTAATAGGAGCAATGATATGATATGGGGGGCATATGGAGCAAACGCTGTTCATATGTCTGTACTGTTAGAATACATGGCGGCAAGGATAGATTGCGCGGTAGGTACATATTATCAGTTTAGTAATAATTTACACGCTTATGTAGATACTTTAGAAAAAGTAAAAAACATTGAGCCTGATTACGATCCTTACCTGCATTTAGGTGATAATAGGAATTACAACCCTAAACCATTGGTTGATGAACCTGCTTGTTTTGATAAAGAGTTACAACGCTGGATGAACAATGAAACCAATACATATACTAACTCTTACTTTGATCAAGTGCTTACGCCCATGGATTTATCTTGGGGTGCTTGGAAGGCAAAAAATATAGATGAGGCAGTACGCCATGCAGAAAACATTGAAGACTTAGCATGGAGAAAGGCGTGTGTAGAATGGTTGATGAGAAGGTGGTAGAAAAACCTTGGGGCCATTACCAAGTGTTAGAGGAAGGGCTTCATTACAAAGTAAAAAACATTTTGGTGAATGCAGGAGAGCAGTTGTCTTTACAGGCACACGAACATAGGGCAGAAAACTGGGTGGTTGTTCATGGAACAGCTAACGTGGTTAGAGGTCCTAAACTTTTTAAATTGAAAACAACACAACTTTCAGTGCAAGAATGTATAACCATACCAAAAAGGTGGATACATAGTTTGGTTAATATTGGGCTTCAACCTTTAGTTGTAATTGAAGTGCAACATGGTTCTTATTTAGGCGAAGACGACATACAAAGGTTTGAAGATAAGTATGGGAGAGCATAAAGTGAAACGCGAGTTAAGTAACATTCTTACAAAGGTAAACGATTTAGCACATGCTGATGTAGAAGGTTTGCATGTGGCAGAACAGAGCTATGGTAATAGTTGGAAACAGCGTGGAGGCACTGGTGCTTTTATGATGTTAGCCCGCAAATGGGATAGAATAGAAAACCAAGCTAAAAAAGAAAACTATGATATATTTGAAACTATTCGTAAAGACCCAAGGGAAGAAGGTATCATAGATGACCTACGCGATTTAAGAAGGTACTTATTGTTAGTAGAGGCAGAAATGTTAGGGCATGACAAATAACATTGATCCTATGGACAAAGAGGTAGAGGCTGTTTGTGGATGTGGTTATAAAAAAATAATTACTTTCCGTAATTTAAAAAACAGATGGCCTCGTTGTAAAAGATGTAACTTATCTATGAAAGTGAAAAGTAATGCAATATCCTCTGTTTAAACCACCTGTAGAATGGGTTGTGCCAGATGGTTATCCTGATTTAAGTGAAGCAAAAGAAGTTGCTATAGATTTAGAAACAAGAGACCCAAACCTTACAACAATGGGTTCGGGTTGGCCTAGAAAAGATGGGCATATAATAGGTATCGCCGTTGCTGTACAAGGCGACCAATGGTACTTTCCCATACGGCACGAAATAGGTTCTAACTTAGACCCTAAAATGACAATGAATTGGTTACGAGATGTATGTTCGGTTAACAGGGATTATATTTTCCATAATGCTCCTTATGATGTTGGGTGGTTGCTCGCAGAAGGTGTGCCTGTTTCAGGGCGAATCATTGACACAATGGTTATTGCGCCCCTGTTAGATGAAAACAGATTTAGCTATGCGTTAAATGCTATTGGTCGTGATTACCTGCAAGAGCGTAAGTCAGAAAAAGAACTACGCGAAGCCGCTGATGCCTTTGGCATCAATGCTAAAAGCGAAATGTATAAACTACCTGCAACCTATGTAGGATCATATGCAGAACAAGATGCCGCTTTGACTTTAAAACTATGGACATTTTTCAAATCGTTAATAGTAAAAGAAGATATACAAGACATCGTAGAACTAGAGTTAAAGGTTCTCAAAACAATAATACCCATGAGACAAAAAGGTGTAAGGGTAGATTTAAATAAAGCTGAAGTAATACAAAACGATTTACTTAAAAAAGAACAAGAATTACTTGCCGAAGTAAAAAAGCAAACAGGTGTTGAAGTAGAAATATGGGCCGCAGAAAGTGTAGCTAAAGCATTTGATGCCTTAGACCTTACCTATACTAAAACAGAAAAGACAAGTGCTCCATCGTTTACTAAAGGGTTTCTCACTAACCACCCCCACAAAGTACCACAAATGATAGTAGAAGCTAGAGAGTACCAAAAGGCAAGAGGCACTTTTATTGAAACTATTTTAAAGCACCAACAAAACGGTAGGATACATGCAGAGCTACACCCACTACGCAGTGATGATGGTGGTACAGTTACAGGCCGATTTAGCTATAGTAACCCGAACCTGCAACAAATACCTGCTCGTCACCCAGAAATAGGGCCGTTAATACGAAGCCTGTTTTTACCCGAAGAAGGGGCCTTGTGGGGGGCATTTGATTACTCTAGCCAAGAACCACGCATAGTTGTTCATTACAGTAAGCTAATGGGCTTTAAAGGGGCTGATACGTTTGCTGAACAGTACAATGAAGACCCACGCACCGACTTTCACCAAATGGCAGCAGATATTGTGGGCGTTCCACGCAAACAGGCTAAAGATATAAACTTAGGGTTGTTCTACGGTATGGGGTCTAAAAAATTGGCTGCAGGGTTAGGGTTAGAGATAGACGATGCTAACGAACTGTTTACCCTGTACCATAACTCAGTGCCATTTGTACGAGAACTAAGTAACTACGCTGTTAATCGTGCAAGTAGTAAAGGTGTTATCCGTACTGTGTTAGGTAGACGATGTCGTTTTGATAAATGGGAACCAACTAAGTATGGCAGTTGGAAACCGATGAACTACCAAGAAGCATACAATGAACATGGCCCTGCGATTCGTAGGGCATTTACATACAAAGCATTGAACAAGTTAATTCAGGGCAGTGCCGCAGATCAAACTAAAGCCGCGATGGTTGCTTTGGCAGAAGAGGGCATGTTGCCTATGATACAAGTACATGATGAATTAGATGTCTCCGTAGAAAGTGAAGACCAAGCTAAGAAAATTACGGAGATAATGGAAACCTGCGTCAAGCTAGAAGTTCCCTCCGTAGTTGATGCAGAGTTTGGGCCTAATTGGGGGGAAGCAAAGCAACCTTTAACGGAGAACTTATGGAAACGAGAAGGAAAAAATACAAAAACGCCAACCTGAAACACCTGTATGCAAAAATTAGAGGTGGGCATGTAACCCGATACCATACAAGACCAGAATTAACCAACGGACAAAACGTAGCTGCTCACACTTGGCGAGCAATGGTGATACTTCATACGCTTTGGCCTGAGGCTAGTAAAAACTGCCTGTTGCATATGATGTATCATGATGTAGCTGAGATTGCGGTAGGTGATTTACCTGCTACAACTAAATGGAATTACTCAGAAGTCCACTCTATACTTAAACGCATAGAAAATGATTTTGAAAGTTCTATCGGTATTGGTGAATTATTTATACCGATCACTGTAGAAGAGGCAAAAGCATGTGATGCCGCAGATAAATTAGAACTCGTGCTACATTGTTATGAATTGATCACACAAGGCAACAAATCTGCTGTAGATGTAATGAATCGGGGTATACGGTATTTAAAAGAAAAGTACCCACACGAAAAGCAAGTAAACAGAGCATTAAAAATGATAATACGCTTACATAATTTGAGTAAATAAACATGGTCCTTTGTGTTTTGTAGGGTATATTTACCATAGTAAACAATACAACCTAGAAAGGATTTACTATGGCAAAGCCAAGAAACAAAAACGTAGGCGTTAGTTTTGAGTTATATGAACACTTAAAAGAACTACAACAAGAACTAGACTCTAACCTTGGGTTTAAAATTACTTTGACACAAGTTGTAGGCCATCTACTTGCTGAGTACCGCAAAACTAAAAAGGCATGGTAACATTAATATTTTTCTATTAGATTATGACGTTACCCAATGCGCTAAGTACCATTGCGATAAGCATATTGTAAAGATGCCATTAGAAACCACACAGATGCTTTCTACTGTGCATTGGCGTTATGAAAACGAAGGGCCTTACCTGCCAGTACATGAGAAGCACCCATGTACGTTATGGGCAGGACAAACAGTGGAAAACTACATTTGGCTATGGAGGCTAGGCATTGCATTATGCAAGGAGTATACTTACAGGTATGAAAAAGTCCATGCTTGCGAAACAGTTCTTGCCATTTTACGGTGTCCCCCTATATTGCTGAAAGCAAGGGGCGTAACAAAACATCCGCAAGCGATGCCAGATGAGTATAAATGTAGTGATCCTATACAGGCTTATCACGATTATTACATAAACGAAAAAGCAAGGATATGTTCATGGAAAAAAAGGGAAACTCCACCGTTCATGACATTGTAGGTAACAATGTCATACCATTTACGTCAAAACGAACTGTTAGTGATGCAGAAAAATATGCAGAAGCTACGTTTAAACAGAAAAAACAAGAAAAAGGTACGTTTTTAGAAACAGAAGTAGATGTACTCGTATGCTCTCTATGTGAAAGCAATAAATTTTTCCTAGTAAACGATGACAAACGTACAGTAGGGTGTTCTAACTGTGGGTACTTAACGTCAACACATTGGATTATTCCTGATGGGCTCTGAGTTTGATGTATTTGATTTAATTAATACTGGGATCGCAATTTTTGCGATTCTTTCTGGTATTGTTTATGCAATCATCAAAACTAAAATAGATGTAGAACATCTCACTAAAAAAGTTGAAACATTGTTTTCTCTTTTCAATGAAATGAGAAATAAAGATCGCGATAAGTAACGAACACTTTTTGCTTAACATTGACTTTTTTATATGTACAATATAATTAATAACAACATAACCTGTAGAAAGAGGTATTTCACATGATTATTACTGCAAGAGAATACAAGTACCATGACGACGCTAAGTTGTTCCAGTGCTATTGCAATGCTCGCAGAACATATTTCAAAGCATTAGGGCATAACAAAGCAGAAATGAATGAACGCATTGCTAAAGATTATGCTAAGGAGCTAACCCGCAGAGAAGCTGATGTGCCTACTGATGATGATGTTGAAAAGTACGGCATATTTAACGGAGACGGCACATGGTAAAAAAAGATGGTAAAACACCCGAGCGCGATATTTATGACACGCTCCTTGATGATATGGGTACAGAAGACGGTATACCCTTTGAAGCATTGCTTAGACCTTATGCGTGGGAAAAGCAGGGTAACCAGTGGAGGCGTAAAAAGGAGGAGTAGTAATGTTAGAAACAATTACTTGTCTAGCAATAGCTATTTACTTTGAAGCAAGGGGCGAACCTGTAGATGGGCAGATAGCCGTTGGCAATGTTATTCTCAACAGGGCCAAAGATCCACGGTTCCCCAACGATGTGTGTAGTGTTATTACTCAAGGGCCTACACACAAATGGAACCAAGCCTATCCAGTAAAACACAAATGTCAGTTTAGCTTTTACTGTGATGGCAAAAGTGATGAACCTAAAAACGATGCGTCGTTTAGGAAAGCAGTATTTCTTGCGAGAGAACTCGTAATGGGTAAACCAGATTACAGCAAAGGAGCATTGTTCTATCATGCTGTATACGTCTACCCACAATGGGCTACAAAAATGAAGCCAACCGTTAAAATCAGTAAACACATTTTTTATGTAGAAAGGTAATTTTATGCAAACCGAGGAGTGGATGAAACGAAATGGTAACTTACTTAGTGATAACAAGCATACTTCCAGCACTGTGGTTGCTGACACTAGCCTTAACGCCTTTAACATAAAGGAGTTTGTAGAGGCCCAAGCGCAACACATACAGTTCAACACACGACTTATATTAAAACTTGAAAAGCGTGTAAAAGAACTTGAGGAAAGGTTAAAGGGTTACAATCCATGGTAAATTACGCAAACGTCAGGGCAAGTGTAAATGATCTCTTACACTTAGCCGAAGCTGAACATGATTTAGAAAAAAGACAAAACTTAGGCCAACCCTTAAAATTTACTGATAGCCACAAAACAGGCGTTTTAGCTTTTGCTCTAGCAACTATCTGTTTACATGTACCACAAGCAAGGGACAGGCTATACAAAATGATTGATCAAAAACAACAGTTCATTGCGACATTGCAGAAAAAACGGTAATGTATGAGGATGTTATGGGTTTATCTTATTAATAAAGGACCAATGATGTCAGAGTTAAACGATAAATGGTTACAGCGCATTCAAGACCAGTTTGATCGTGTAGTAGATTCTGTGCCACATAAGAAAAGAATGTCTGAAAGCGAAAAACTTAGGCAACAGGAAATCAAAAACAGAAAAGCTGACATCAAAAAAGAATTAGATGATTTACCAAATACAAAAATAAATGAAATAGATATTTAGTTCACAACTCTTAAAGCAAAGGAGCATCCCCTTACTATGAAAACGATAAAAAATATGTTTTTACATTTAAAAGATCAATTCACAGAACTTCCATACTTTTGGCAGTTCGTCATTTGTTGCATAGGGATTTTTTCCATCATTGTTCTTGGCATGATCATTCATCAATGATAAAGTGTGGCAAGGCTGAGCTCATCCTTAGTCTACCACTCCCTGGAACTCCCCCGACAAGTTTGCCTTTTCCCTTGTCGGGGGCTTTTTTGTGAGATTACGACGAGAGAGAGCGTACACATGTTGACCCCAAAACAACTAAAAAAAGAATTAATAAAAAATGAAGAAAAAGCAGTTGAAATCGGAGACCCGATCGCACTTTCAATCGTCAGGAGGCTTGGTGGTGTGAAAGCAATAGCCGATTTAATTGAAATACCAAAAGTAACTCCTGTCACAGTACATGGTTGGATCCACAATGGGTTGCCTCCTAACTATACAATACGAGAAGCATTAAAAAGAATCGCAAGAAAAAAGTACAAACAAGGTGCGGTGTTGACAAAACTTTTAAAAGATATTCGGGAAGCACGAACAATTAGGACTAAAAAAGGGTTGCGTACTTAAAAGTTGACTTTTATAGTGTAGCCATAACTTAATTGTAACCCACATAGAAAGGTGGATATTATGACAAAAGTAGTAGCGTTAAAAAATGAGGCTCCTAGCACTGCCAAGGCATCCTCTAAAAAAATAGTAAAAGCAGTTGCCAAGAAAAAGCCAGTTATTGCTGAGTTAATGCTTAACGGCGAAGAACTTACTTATGATGATATTATAAGTTTTGTGAGAGTTGAAGCAGGGGGCAACGAAAACAATGTTGAAATACAATGCCTTGTACAAAGCCCTGAGGACGTACCTTTTGGATGGGGTGGTAAGAAAGGAGGTGTACGGCACTTCATTCAATCAGCTTTTCTAACAGGCATAAATGGTGATAAACGGTTAGGGTTTATCCTTAACCAATGTGCCAAGCTAGGACATTCACGCAAAAAGCCCAATGTCCTGCTCGCCCTGTTAAATGGCGGTTACTCTCCTAGCAGTAAGTACTGGGGGACGCCATACGTTAAATTAACTGTGAGCAAATAGGACTAAATAACTATAGCCCCTGACATTGTTAGGGGCTATTATTTTTATATTAACAAATAAACCGAGAAAGGGTTAATGGTCATGGCTATAAATGGTTACACAATTGATTTTTTAGTTTCTTCTAAGATTGCAATTGAAGGAAGAGTTGCTCGTAAAGCTAAATATAAATTATTAGGAGAGCATTTTAAATATGTAGTTCATGTAGAAACGCATGGAGACATGAAAGTACCTGATCGTTTTGTAGAGTTAGACGCTGAAAGTATTGAACACGCACACGATTTAGCTGACACATGGGTTGTTACAATGGGGAATAGTTCAGCAAGTGCTCGCAAAGTTAAAGGTAATGGAACATTAGACAAAATATGTTTTATACGATAAAAAGGTTTTGCAGATTTGCATGGATACAAAAGATACAATAACTATAGCCCCTGACATTGTTAGGGGCTATTATTTATATAGTACTAACTAAACCGAGAAAGGGTTTACATATGTTTGATTTAACCAGTACCAAACAATTTCAGGCAACTACCACGGAAACATGGGTTAACAACCAGTTTGCATGGGAGTTCGGCAGTGATGAAGAAAAAGCAAGAGGCAACACTGTTGAAAAATTACTTGTGCCGTTTATACAGACAGTACTGCCCAAGTATGAGGAATGGTATTACCATGACCGTGAAATACATGACCATGCCATTTACCGCGATAACCTAGACGGCCACATACAGGGCATGAACAATTACCTGTTATGTGAAATGGGTAGGGGCAACAAGTATGATAAGTACCGCCTTGATGAAAAGGGTGGTGTATACCACGAAGCTAAAGTGTTTCACACCTACAATTACAAAATCGTTGAGTTAAGCTGGAATAACTGCTTTATGTCAAGCGCAGGTTCAGCATACTTTGTGCAATTACACATGACCACAAAAGACTAAATAGCCATAGCCCCCGACAATGTTGGGGGCTATACTATTTATAGTAATAACTAAACCGAGAAAGGGTTTACACATGACACAGTACCCAAAATTTGTTCAACCTAAATACTGCCCCTACGCACTGAAGCAGGAAGAAGCTGATGTGTTGTTAACGGAAAACAATAGCATGGACCCCGAAGAGTGGGACATGTTTGCAGACAGCCCACTTGCAGGAGGTGATACTACCTACGAAAACTATATATATGCAGGGTTGTTTAGAGATCTTGTTGCCTTGGCTAAAAAAACCAAGGGTGACATATTTTGGCACAACGATGCCCCTGCCCCGATACATAGCACTGGGTTTTACCCTGACACGCAAGGTAGCGAAATAGTGCGATGGGAAACGCCCAACTGGTGCGGACTAAGCCAACCACAAAGACGAGTTGTGATTGCAAGTAACGCCAACCGAGGCACACCGACCAATACCTATGTAGTGACGGTAAGGGCAACAGATGGCCGAGGACCATGGACTTTTATGAACCTCGCTGTCGTGTGGCAGTAACATATAATTAGGGGGGCTTCATGTCCCCCTATTTTTTACGCAGAGCAATCATTATTGATCGGATAAAAAAATGCCCTACGATGTACTCAATATATAAAGGGTATATACCTATACATAAATGTATTGATAACGTCACAGGGCCTTTAAAAACGTCTGTAAAAATTATCGTATATACAATTTTGCCGTGGGGCAGGTAACTATGATAAGAACATAAAAGATAAATTAAAGGTAGTTGTTGATAAAACGGTGGGGTAGTATTTATACAGTAGTAACAAGCCAAGAAAGGGCTGATATATGACAGTAAAATATGACCGTAACATTTTTACATATGCGGAAGCTAACCGAGTTCTGCAACCACATTATGTAGTAAAACCTGAACTGTACCCTGATGTCTTAAAACAAATAGCCATTTGGTATTTTGAAGGGACCATTAACGATGAATCATTTGTTCTCATGTTGTCCCAAGCATATACAGTTGCTCATTTAGCTAAAAAACATGATGGTAAAATATTTATTGAGGTTGATGCTAAAAAACCTCTCAGTTTAAGTAAGTTTGCTACGGCTGACGATAATGGTACAACCATCGTAAAAATACCCCAAGACTTACCTGTTTTTAGCCATGCTACTAGGTGGGACTTTATAAACAAACAGGGCAACCTTGAGATATGGAACCTCGCAGTTGTATGGCAAAAACCTGCTTGCCCTGATTACACCCCTGACTTTAGTTGTTTAAAAATGCCTGATGATTGGCTACTTAATAAGTATGATGCTAAAGTATGGTGGGACAAACCTACTGATGAAATGCCTATACCTGACCTGCACATTATGACGCAGGTATCACAAGGCGGTGATCAAACAACACTGCACTAAGAACACAAAAGACACAATAATGGTAGCCCCTGATAATTTTGGGGGCTACTATATAAACAGTACACAACAAACCGAGAAAGGGTTTACACATGACACAGTTACACAAACATCTTGAAAATTTTGTTCCTTATAGCAATTACATTGAAGAGGTAACCTGCCCATATGAGCGTAGGGTAAATCAACTTGCTTTTCCTGCAATTGACAAAGCTATTACAGATTTTATGCACACTGTCCTACCCATAAAGCAATACATTGCTACAGATCACTACACCCCCATAAAGCATTACCCTACTGAGGGCGGTGCAGTTAACAGGGAAAACGTTGACAAAGTTGTTAATGAGTTAAGTTTGTTGCGTGACAAAAGTACCAAACTTGAACAGGATTTGAAAATTAGCTACCACATACCGCCTACCGACCGTGACACCACGGCACTGTACGGTATTGATGTACGCTTGGAGTTTTACTTTTTACCACCTGACACAGTAAAACATGTACTGACACCTACCCTTGATACTTATTTTAACAAGATGGTAGTGGTACACGTTGATGAACTTGAGGATTACGATTTTATTTTAGGTTAAGCAACGAGGGGGTGCGGTGCAGACGGCGTGGCACATTGGTCTCCAAAACCAAGGCTAGTTGACACTAGCCAGTAGGTTCAAATCCTACCACCCCTGCCAACCTACGCGAAAACAAAAGAAATAACAGTAGTAGCCCCTGACAATGTTGGGGGCTATACTGCTTATAGTAGTAAAAATTAAACAAGAAAGGAAGTACCATGAATACTTTGTTTGAAAAATTTTTAAAAGACACAGGGTTAGCTGACCCTAGTGAAAATGACTTTTATGATCAAACATGGCTACCTGTACCAAATGACAGTATTGAAAAAAATGCTTTTTCATACACTGTAAATGACAATACACGGTTGTTCGTCACCTCAATTACTAATAAACAAGATCAAAGCCAAAACGTAATTGTGACGTTTTACAATACAATGGACGGTGATGGTGACTATGTGACGCATGTGTATGTAATTACTAATGCAGACCAATGTGACGCCACCGTAGTTCTCATTAAAAGTATGTTGTCTAACCCTACGTTTGCAAAACTTGGACGTATGCCAGAAACTCTAAGTGCCGTAAACTAGAGCACAAAAGAGGTAATAATGGTAGCCCTTGATTACGGCTTGGGCTACCATTTATATAGTACCAATTAAACCGAGAAAGGGTTTACAAATGACACAAGCAACAATGTTTGATAAAGTACTTGCCGAGTTAAAGTTAGCGCACCTTGACGCACACCACGACCATTTACTAGGTGGCCCAAACAGCGACGCAACAGGCTATAGCCAAATAACACCGACAGGCAACAATAACAATGAGGCATACATACACCAAGTTGACAGTACCACACGCCTAATTATTACGAGTGTGCGTGGCCTAGTTACCGTGATGGTATACCACATTTATGATGACCCACAGTTGTACATGGACACAGCAAGCATGGACTATATTAGCCAAGTACACACCATAACCACCGACCACCAGTGCAAAACAGTTTGCGCTCAAATTAAACAGCATTTAGCTGACCATATTAAACTTGACCATATACCCAGTTAACCCTTGAAAGTGGGGGGCATATTGCCCCTCATTTTTTTACCACCAACAATCACCAAAAAAAGCACCCATACGACACTCGTACTTAATAAGGGTATGCTACTATACCAAATTAATTTAAACCCATCACAAGGGCCTTAAAATAGTCCATAAAAACTATCAACAAACGCAACTTTGTATAATAGGGGTAAATACGAATTATGATGAAATGGTTTTTTAAGATTTCATAATATACAATATATGACTATACACATATAAACAACGACTTAGCAGAGGTATTGAGATATCGTACACGATCAATGGTTCAATAAGTCAGTAACTTTCTCGGTACGCGCGACGAATTTAAAATTTTTTTGAACTAGTAACTTTTCGTAATTACTCCTATTATAGCAAAGTAGCAACGCAACGAGGATAAGCACAATGGTTTTAGCAAAAGCTACTCACAAGCCAACGCTTGAAATTGTAGCCAACCCACGAACAGAAAAGAACATAACACCCAAGCAAGAAGAGTTTGCAAGATTGTATGTATGTGAGGACATAAGCCAAACAGAGGCCGCAGTTAGGGCAGGGTACTCAGTAAAATCCGCACACGCCATTGCATCGCAATTATTAAATGGTCAACGCTACCCACATGTAGTTGCGAGAATAGGTGAACTAAAAGGCGAGTTAGCCAAAAAGTATGAGGTCAGCTTTGAAAGTCATGTAAAAAAGTTAGCTGAAATCAGAGACGAAGCTATGACAGGCGGTAACTTCGCCGCAGCTGTCGCCGCCGAAAAATCACGAGGGCAAGCTGCAGGTCTCTACATTGATCGTAAAGAAATACTACATGGAAAAATAGACCAAATGGACAGGGAGCAAGTGATGAAAGAAATACAGAAACTCCAAAAGGAGTTCCCTGCACTTGCCGCTGTTGCTGACGGCAATGTGCTTATAGAAAACCAAGCGGATGACAAGACAAAATAAGACATAAAAAGGGTTACTCAGTGTAAACGCTGTTGCTATACTAATTATAGTTAATAAATAACCGAGAAAGGGTTAGACAAATGGGTACAAGATGTAATATAGTTTTAGAGTGCGGTGACCAAGTTAAGTACATTTACAGACATTACGATGGTTACCCCAGTAGTGTGAGACCTGAGTTAAAAAAATATGCTGAGGCTATACGTTGGTATGCAGACAACTACAAAGAGTTTGTAAAACAGGGCGATGAACAGTTAGCCCCACACACTAATGAGGGTATAAAAAAGTTGTTTGCCGAGCCAAGCCGTTTATTAGAGTTCTATGCTGACCTGTTAGTTAAGCATGAAGCATGGGACGGGGTGCGTAAAATACTGAACCCGAGGCACAAGCAAACACATTACGAGCCTATGCAGTTGACAGGCAAGTATGAGATAACCAATGGCATACATGGTGACATTGATTACCTGTACGTTATTACTATTGACGAAACATACCACAGGGTTTGTGGCATAAGTGAGTATGACCGCGACAGCTTTAACCAATACATGCCCGAGCTTGGGTTGAGGTGGGCTTGACAAGTAAACCTGAAAGTAAACTTTGGTATAAACTAAGAGAAGGAACTCAGGACCTAGGCGTGTTTTGGACACGCTTAGAGTCTTGGGCAACTCCAGGAATCCCTGACTTGCATGGCATACTGAATGGTCAGGCTTTTTGGCTAGAATTGAAAGTCCACAGGTTAAAGTCATTAAAAAATATCGCGCTACGCCCTCACCAAATTGCGTGGCAAACCAGATATTTCATGAATAAAGGCAAAGTCTACAACTTGGTTCATCATCCTTCGTCTTCTACCCTGAATATATTTGGGGGTGGTCGTGCGATTAAGATGGGAGAGGCCAAGGTCCATGAACCATTGATACCGGACTGGAGTTGCGAGTCACCGTTTGACTGGCATGGAGTGATTGATCATATTCTATCATCCTCGGATCGTCATGACAAGGATGATTACGACGGAGAGATTACGACCGAGAGATGATGATTGACGATGATTGATTACGATAGAGAGAGGACTATAGATTACGACCGAGAGACGATGACAGATGATGATTGATCTTGATCTAGATCAGCACTGATCATGGATGATCGGCATTGATCATTAGCGATCGTTATTGATCGTTATTGATCGTTATTGATCGTTATTGATGAGAGCAAATAGTACAACATAAGACAACCCTTGATTATTTGTTTAGGGTATACAATAACCATTGTTAACTAGCAAAGGTATAGACCAATGGTATTTGTTATTTGTCTTGTAGTTGTGTGTCTACTGGCGTGGTACAGCGACCCATATTAGGATTACGAAGAGAGAGGACAGACGTACAAGATTGAGATTACGAAGAGAGAGGACATATGATAATGATTGATCATGCGTTCTCCTCTGTGGGTGCATAAGTCGCGTCGCGTCACGGCCAAAATAGTTGCCTAGGCAACTAAAATGCTGCCATACATGCCCATAAATAAAAATAGCCTATAGGGGTTTACACTAATATAGCAACGTGCTAACGTGTTGTTACGTTAGCAATTGGCTAGCGCAACGGGGCCAAGGCCCCACCATTTTAAAGGGTTATACAAAATGGCATTAAGTAAAACAGCACCGCAGTTGCTTACCACTGCACCGGCACTAAACATTGGCGCAACTTTGGGCAAGGCGTTAATTTACCAAAACGGCCCATGCTTTATTAGTTACCAAAATTGGCTAACGGCTAATGCAATGGCTAAACCTAGCAATGTGCAAATAATACCAAATAAAGGTATTGGGTATAACAGTATTAACTTTGGTTTGCGTGGTGGGCCAGCCTGTAAAAAAATGGGCGGTTACATGGTAGGCGCAACGCCAGCCCAAACCCCAACGGGTTTAAAAAGCGTATATGGGCCACGCGCTACCATGTTATACCACGCGCTTAACGCGCCCACTAACTTGCACAACTGGCTTAATGCTAGTGTTAGTTGTGGCAACAAGCCAAGTGCTTGGGCCAATACCAACAAGTTTGGTATACCAACGGGCGGGCAAAGTTATAAAAACCCAGTAGTTTTATTGGCTTTGCTTAATGGTGGGTTTACACCTAAAAGCCCAACTTGGGGTAATAGTTTTGTTACCCTTAAAGTTGTTGGGCCAACCGCAAAAACCAAGTAGGTTTTTAACTGGGGCCGGTTTTTTACCGGCCCCTTTTTTATAAGGTACCCCGTATTTTTGGTGCGGCAAAACTGGCACGGTTTTTGCCGGCCCCCCCTGAGCACAAAGGGTGGTATTAGTAGCACCCTTTACCCTGTTCTGAACATTTCAATATGTTCCAAAAACATTTCACAAAAAGTCAACTATGAGGATCCTTAAACAGTTGACCTACCCCCCTTTATGGTTGTTATTGATTATAGGTTCATTGTGTTTGAAAAATTATCGATATATAAGAAATTATGGATAGTGGTTTAGAGTATGTTCCTGAGGAACATTTGAAGAAGTTTGCTACGTTATTGGATCGTGCGAGTTATTTGGGTAAGGCTGAAGCTGCGCAGAATGATTTTATGACGTATTGTAGAATGGTTTGGCCTGAGTTTGTGAATGGTCGCCACCATGGAATAATGGCTGAGAAGTTTAATCGTTTGGCTAGTGGTGATTTAAAGCGTTTAATTGTGAATATGCCCCCCCGACATACGAAGAGTGAGTTTGGAAGTTACTTGTTGCCTTCGTGGTTGATGGGTAAGCGGCCTACGTTGAAGATAATGCAGACTACGCATACTGCGGAGTTGGCGTTTAGGTTTGGACGTAAGACTAGGAACTTGATGAATTCTCAGGAGTACCGTGGAATATTTGATGTGGAGTTGCGAGCGGATAGCCAAGCTGCTGGAAGATGGGAAACGTCTAAGGGTGGTGAATATTTTGCGGCTGGCGTTGGTGGAGCGGTGACGGGCCGTGGTGCGGATTTGTTGATTATTGATGACCCGCATTCCGAACAAGATGCTTTGTCCCCTACAGCGTTGGAGCATGCGTATGAGTGGTATACTTCTGGGCCTCGTCAAAGGTTACAGCCCGGAGGGAGTATAGTAATTATAATGACTCGTTGGGCAGAAAACGATTTGACGGGTAAGTTGTTGCGCCAGCAAGCGCGGGATGTGTTGGCTGATAAGTGGGAGGTGGTGGAGTTCCCTGCTTTGATGCCGGAGACGAATAAACCGTTGTGGCCTGAGTATTGGAAGCAGGAAGATTTATTAGCTGTTAAGGGAAGTTTGTCTGTAGGTAAGTGGGAAGCGCAGTGGCAGCAGAACCCGACGAGTGAGGGAGCTGCGATACTTAAACGTGAGTGGTGGCAGGAGTGGAAAAAAGAAGATTTGCCTAATTTGGATTATGTGATGCAGTCTTATGATACAGCGTATAGTAAGAAGGAGTCTGCGGATTTTAGTGCTATAACAACGTGGGGAGTTTTTTATCCTTATGATGGTGCTCCTGCGAATATACTTTTGGTTGATGCGCAGAGAGGCAGGTGGGATTTTCCGGACTTGCGTCGTAAGGCGTTAGAGGAGTATAAGTATTGGGACCCTGAGTGTGTGTTGATTGAGGCGAAAGCTTCGGGTATGCCGTTGACTCAGGAGTTACGGAACATGGGCATTCCGGTACAGAATTATAGCCCGTCGAGAGGAAATGATAAACATACCAGAGTGAATTCTATTGCACCTTTACTAGAATCAGGATTAGTATGGGCTCCAGATACACGTTGGTCGGAAGAAGTTATTGAGGAGTGTGCGGCGTTTCCTGCCGGAGAGCATGATGATTATGTTGATACGGTGACACAGGCGTTGCGAAGATTTAGAGAGGGTGGTTTTATTCAGCATCCGGAAGATTATGAGGATGAAGAGTCTGCCCCTAGGATAAGGAGTTACTATTAATGGCATTGTCTCCTAAGGTAAATAATGTAGATCGGGCGTTGATACAGGCTCCTGTAGAGGATATGAGTTTTGAAGAGGAAGATCTACAAGCTCAACAGGATATGTTTTTTGATGGCGAGGTTGAAATTGTAGAAGATGATGATGGTGGTGTAGAAATAACTACAGGTATGGAAGAGGTTGTTTTTGGTGAGGAGCCAGAAAACTTTTACGATAATTTAGCGGAAAATTTACAAGAGTCTACGCTTGCTGAGGTTGCGAGTTATGTTACGTCTTCTGTAGAGGAGGATAAAAATAGCCGTAGTGATTGGGAAGATACTTATGTAAAGGGTTTGGATTTACTAGGTATGCGGTACGAAACTCGTACGGAGCCGTTTGAAGGTGCAACTGGTGTTATCCACCCATTACTGAACGAGGCTATTACACAGTTTCAGGCATCTGCTTATAAGGAGATGTTGCCAAGTGGAGGTCCTGTCCGCGCGAATATTATTGGTATGCCAACACCCGAAACAGAGCAACAGGCTCAACGTGTGCAGGAATACATGAATTACCAGATAATGTATGAAATGGAAGAGTACGAGCCTGAGTTTGACCAGATGCTTTATTACTTAGGTTTGGCAGGAAGTGCGTTTAAAAAGGTTTATCGCGATGAAATGCTAGATAGGCCAGTAAGTAAGTTTGTTCCCGCTGAAGAAGTGATTGTTCCATACATTGCTACGGATTTACAGTCGGCAGAACGGATAACACATGTTATAAAAATCTCACAAAATGAGTTGAAGAAGCTACAACTTTCTGGTTTTTACATGGAAATGGATAGCGAGAGCAGTGCTTCGCCTTCTTCTGATGAGGTTCAATCCGCTTATGATGATATAGAGGGTATAAGCCCTACCTATAATGATGAACAGTTTACTTTGTTTGAATGTCATTGTTTCTTAGACTTAGAAGAGTATGCAGATAAGGGAGAAAATGACGAAAGTACTGGTTTAAAACTGCCATATATCGTAACTGTATGTAAAGATACAGGCGAAGTATTGTCAATTAGACGTAATTACCTACAAGATGACCCAAATAAAGATAAAATTCAACATTTCGTGCAGTATAAATTTACTCCAGGACTTGGTTTTTATGGTTTTGGGTTGATACATTTGCTTGGCAACTTGTCTCGTACGGCAACGGCTAATTTACGCCAGTTAATTGACTCAGGCACGTTGGCAAATATGCCAGCAGGATTTAAAGCTCGTGGTTTGCGGATTGCAGATGAGCAAAATCCGTTAAATCCTGGAGAATTTAGAGATGTTGATGTTCCTGGAGGTGATTTAAAGGCATCTTTGATGCCATTACCGTATAAAGAGCCGAGTGCTACCCTGTTTCAGCTTATGGGTTTTGTTGTTGAGGCCGCGCAACGCTTTATTGGTACGACGGATATGGGCGTTGGTCAGGGTAACCAAGAAATGCCAGTTGGTACAACTATTGCGTTACTTGAGCGAGGGAGCCGTATAGTTTCTGCGGTGCATAAACGGTTACATGCGTCATTAAAACATGAATTAAAAATGTTGGGAGCGTTATTTGCCCAAGATCCACGGCCTTACCCTTATGATGTAGGAGTAGATGGGCAGATAAAGAGCCAAGATTTTGATGGTAGGATAGATATACTACCAGTAAGCGACCCAAACATCTTTAGTATGTCACAAAGGGTTGTTTTAGCTCAAGAGCAGTTAAAATTGGCGGTAGCGGCCCCCGATATGCACAATTTGTATGAGGCATACCACCGTGTATACGAAGCATTGGGTGTGAATAATATAGATCAAATACTAAAACCTGAACCTGAACAACGTCCCATGGATCCTGCTATGGAAAACATGGAAACAAGTAATGTTGCGAATGGACAGGGTACATTACAGGCGTTTCCAGAACAGGACCACGATGCCCATATTGCGGTGCATCTAGCATATATGAATAGTAAGGTAGCGCAGATACAACCGCCTGTTGCGATATTGTTAGAAAAACATATATACGAGCATTTAGGGTTAAAGGCTAAAGTTGCTGTTCAACAACAGATGCAGGGACAACAAGTACCGCCAGAGCAACAGGAAGCTATGGTTGCCCAGATGCAAGCACAGTTATTTGCTCAGTTCCAACAATCACAACCACCTGCACAAGAACAAGACCCATTGGTGCAGATAAAACAGCAAGAGTTGCAGTTGCGTGAACAGGAAATGATGGCAGACCAACAAATAGATCAAAGAAAATTAGCCCTTGACCAACAAAGGCAACAGCAACAGTTCCAGTTAGGCCAAGATAGGATTAACAGTACAGAAGATATTGCTCAAATGCGAGCGAGGATAGCACAACAGAAAAATGCAAATACTAGAGGTTGATAGGTAATGTCCTATCTTATTAGTAATATCCCACACTTTAATTGTTGGGTACGCAGAGAATTTACTTGCAACCATACCGATTATCATGGTGAGTTTCTTCATGCTATTGCTATTGCTGTAAATACAATACCTGATAGGTCGTTAAGTTTTCAGGTTGTTTTTACAGGTTGTGAAGAGCTTGAAGGTAATGATATGGGGCAAAACTTACATGGTGGAGCTATGTGGGCAAGAATGCCAATAGAGGGTTTAGTTGCCGATATACCTGTAGAAGAGTGGCCTGAACCTATGTTAGACCATTTGTGCCAACCTTGGGATTGCGAATCTAGAGATCATAGTGTCGTTGTTATGGATAGAGTGAGCTCCTCGCCTTGGCTTTGTAAAATAGATGGTGAATTTTACACAGGTAAGTATATGTTTACGGTAGATTATACAGGAAACGATATAGCAGATGACCCTGCTCAACATAAACAATCTCATGTAATTTATCTTACTGATGCAGGTAGTTGGACAGGTAATTTTGTAGCTTTGCCTAATAACAGAGTGCGAGCTACGAGTCCTGCTCTTTGGCGTACAGGTGAAGGTGCTCCTGATTTTGCCCCTTCACAATGGGTGCATTCTGCAGAAGGGCATGATTCTTATTTAGACCCTATTACTACGTTCAATAATTTATATTCAGATAATAGGAAGAAAAAGAATGGCAAAAGCTCCCGCAAAAAGAAAATTTAAAAAAGTAGTTAAGACGAAAGGTGTGCCAAAGAAATATTTGCAAGGTGCGAAAAACCCTACGGCAAGAGCAGCTGAAATAAAAAGAACTGCGAAACTTTATAGGCAAGGCAAACTTACACCTGCTATGATGGAACGAATTGATAAGCAAAGGAGTAAATCATAATGGCCCCTACAAAAAAGACCTCTACCAAACCTAGTTCTGGTAAGTATGGTTCTATTCCTGGAGCAGGTAGATTTGCTAAAAGCACATTAGATAAAGTTTACAAGAGAGGTTTGGGAGCATACTTTTCTTCTGGCAGTAGACCAAAAACATCGCAACATGCGTGGGCTATGGGTAGAGTCAAAAGTTTTGTTACCGGATCAGGAGGTGCTCGTAAAGCAGATGCTGATTTGTTAGGTAAAGGTAAAAGTAAAAAGAAAACAACATAAGGAAAATATGATGACTGTTAAAAAACTAACCCCTAAACAAAGAACAATAGCATCTAAAAAACCGCCAAAAAACAAAATAACAGGTGCTGATTTTTTAGCAATGCGAGGTAAAAAAACAAAGGTAAGGAAAAAAGCATGACACCTATAAAAGATATGGATGGTGATGGTACTATCGATGCAGATGATATTGTTCTGCAAGAGGCAAGCGATGCTCATGATAAACAAGAAACTCAGAGGTATATGGCTATTTGTGCTTTTGCGTTGATGGTTTGTATGACTATTGTTTTGTGTACGCCTATAATTGGTGATGAGCGAGTCACTGCACTTAGCGGTTTAATTAGTTCTATGTACTTTGCACTCGCTAGTCTTTGTGGGGCGTATATGGGATTTAGCACATGGGCGAATAAAAAATGATAAATTTATTAGGCTCTTTAGTCCAACCTGTTACGGGACTGCTTGATAAATTTATAGAAGATAAAGACCAAAAGAACCAACTTGCCCATGAAATATCTACAATGGCAGAACGCCATGCCCAAGAGCTTGCCAAAGGTCAGTTAGAAATAAACAAGGCCGAAGCACAAAGCAGGAATGTTTTTATAGCAGGATGGCGTCCATTTATTGGTTGGACATGTGGTGTTGCAATGGCATACAACTATGTAATCCACCCCATACTGATGTTTACATTAGCACAATTTAATTATCTCGTTGCTATCCCTGCGTTAGACCTAAGTGAAATGATGCCTGTATTGATGGGAATGTTAGGGTTAGGTGGTTTGAGAAGTTTTGAGAAATACAAGGGGATTTCTAAATAATGTTTATGCTATCAACAAGAAGCAATGAACGATTAGAGGGCGTAAATAGTACTTTAGTCAAAGTTGTAAAAAAAGCGATTACTGTGTCTACGATTGATTTTGGTGTCATTTGTGGCAAACGAACGATAGAAGAGCAAGAGTCTTTATTTGCTAAAGGTGCAACTAAAACGATGAAATCCAAACATTTGGATGGCAGAGCAGTAGACCTTATGGCTTATATTGATGGACGTGCTTCTTGGGAATTAAATGTTTACGATGAAATTGCTGATGCTATGGCAGAAGCTTCTCGTGAACTTAACGTCGTCGTCCGTTGGGGCGGTGCATGGACTACAGCAAATATTGCTGCATGGGAAGGTACAATGGAAGAAGCTATGATGAATTATGTAGACATTCGTAGGGGAGAAGGTAAAAGGCCGTTTATAGATGGCCCTCATTTTGAGTTAATGTAATGTCGGACCTTTACATGTACGAAAAAATGTTGAAGAATGTCCGTGAACGGCAAAATGTGGTAAAAGATGCTCTTTGTTTTGGGCCTGTACCAGATTTTACTGCATTCAAGGAACTCCGAGCGAGGCTTGGAGAACTTGCTATAACTGAACAGGATCTTAAAGACCTGCTAGAAAAGGTAACTGATGATGACTAAGACACTACTTGTTCCTGACCATTATGTGGACAAAAAACCAAAAACCCCCCCGAAAGAAAAGAAAAAAGTTGGAGCCTTAGAACAAGCGTATGTTCGCGCTGAAGACCGTTTTTTAGACCCTTCAAAAATATCTGATAGTGCATTGGAAAGATTGCCTCAACCTACAGGGTGGCGAGTACTATTGCTTCCTTATCAAGGTAAAAAGCAAACTGATGGAGGCATTATTGTACCAACAGAGGTAAGAGAAAGGGAAGCATTAGGTACTGTTTGTGGATATGTACTTAAAGTTGGCCCTCTAGCTTACTTAGATACAGATAAGTTTGGTGAAAACTCAGAGCCTTGGTGCAAAGAAGGTGATTGGGTTATTTTTGGAAGGTATGCAGGAAGTCGGTTTAAAATAGAAGGTGGTGAAGTTCGTCTTCTTAACGATGATGAAATCATTGCTCGTATAACTGACCCTGATGACATACTGCATTTTTAGGACGGAGTAGAAAATGGCTGAAGCACAACAAGAAATAGAGTTTGAAGAATCTGAAAACGAAGAAAATATCGAGGTAGATCTTTCTGAAAAACAAGACCAACCTGATGTTGAAGTTGTTGATGAGGCTCCTGAAGAAAAAGACGCCTCTGAACTAGAGCAATATAGTGAAGGGGTACAGAAACGTATAAGCAAGCTAACGGCAAAAATGCGAGAAGCAGAACGCCGTGAAAAAGCTGCTTTAGATTTTGCTCAAGCAACGAAACAAGAACTTGAGGATGTTCGCAAGAAAACAAGTACATTAGATAATTCTTATGTAGCAGAGTTTGAAAACAGAGTAACCGCTGAAAAAGAGCTTTGGAAAAGTACTCTGAAAGAAGCTATAGATCGTGGAGATATTGATGCACAGGTTGAAGCGCAAGGTAAACTTGGCGAGCTTGGCGTACATACCGAACGATTAGCTCAAGTAAAAACACAGAGAGAGCAACAGGCACAACAGCCACAACAGCCCCAACAACTTACTCCGTACCAACAACAACAGTTAGCAAAAACGCCTCCCCCACCAGACCCTAAAGCCTCTGAGTGGGCTTCTAAAAACGAATGGTTTGGCACGGATGAGCCGATGACATTAACTGCATTTAGTATTCATAAAGCGTTAGTTGATACTGAAGGATATGATCCACAAAGTGATGAATACTATAATGAGGTTGATAGAAGAATGCGAACAGAGTTCCCACATAAGTTTGGGAACACCCCTGCTCGTAGTCGTAATTCTGGCCCTGCGGTTGCTAGTGCAAACCGTGGTTCTACCAGATCAAAACAACAAAAAATCAAACTTACAAAATCTGAGGTTGCTATTGCTGACAAACTCGGTGTAAGTTATGAACAATATGCGAGGCAAAAACAACGCCTCCAAACATCGTGAGGATAACTATGTCTGAAAGAAGCCCACGCTCTTCCCAATCAAGGGAAAAAGAAAGCCGAGTTAAACCTTGGCGACCCCCGTCTCAATTAGACGCACCACCACCCCCAGAAGGTTATCATCATCGTTGGATCCGTGAAACGGTTATGGGTTACGACGATAGAAAAAACCTTTCTGCCCGCCTTCGCGAAGGCTTTGAACTTGTTCGCGCTGATGAGTATCCAGATTTTGAAGCCCCTACAGTACAAGATGGCAAACATGCCGGAGTAATAGGGGTTGGCGGTCTGATACTTGCAAGGTTTCCTGTTGAAACAAATAAACAACGGAACGATTATTTCAAAAATAAAACAGATGATCAAATGAAAGCCGTTGATAATGATTTGTTAAGGGAACAACATCCATCAATGCCTATTAGTAAACCTGATAGGCAGTCTCGTGTAACCTTTGGTGGATCCGATAATGGATCCGATTCTTAATCTTTAATAGGAGAAAAACTCATGGCGAACGTTGATTCCCCATTTGGTCTTCGTCCACATAACAAGATAGGGTCTACACCGAACGGCAATGGATTGACGCCTTATAAAGTACAAATTCCTGGAGTAGCAGGTTCATCAAGCGCAATATATCAAGGCGATATGGTGATCCCTCTTACAAACGGTCTTGTAGATGTAAGTGCGGCAGACGGTGGTTCGGTAGCGATTCTTGGTGTTATGGGCGGTTGTCAGTATACTGCTTTGGACGGAACGCCTACTTTTAATAACTACTATCCTGGAACGGCATCTCTTAAATCTGGCACAGAAGCAACTGTGTTTGTTTATGATGATCCTATGCAAGTGTTTGAAGTTCAGTGTGATGCTTCGCTAACTAATTTAGCAACAGCTACCGCACTAATTCATTCAAATGCCGAGGGTGTTAATTTTGGTTCTACAACAGGAAGTGCTAATATTTCAATTGGCGAGCTTTCTGTGGCTACGGCAGGAGCTACTACTGCAACAGATAACTTTAGAATCGTCGGGTTTAAAGACGTCGAGGCTATTGATTATGCGGCAGCAGGTGTAGTTGCTTTAGTTAAATTGAACCTTCCCTTCCATGTAGCTACAACCGGAATCTAAGGAGGATATGATATGGCTATAGCAAGATCTCAACTCCTTAAAGAGCTTGAACCCGGACTTCATGCGCTTTTTGGATTGGAATACGATCGGTATGATAATGAACATGCTGAAATTTTTGAAACGGAATCTTCAGACAGAGCGTTTGAAGAAGAGGTAATGTTATCAGGGTTTGGTAGCGCACCAGTGAAAGGTGAAGGACAAGCAGTTTCTTTTGATACTGCCAACGAAGCCTACACTGCTCGTTACACCCATGAAACAATTTCCCTTGCGTTTGCGATAACTGAAGAAGCTGTAGAGGACAACCTCTATGACCGACTCAGCTCTCGTTACACAAAGGCATTAGCTCGTTCCATGGCAAACACGAAGCAAGTTAAAGCCGCTGCTATTCTAAACAATGCGTTTGATAGTGGTGTTACTTATGGTGATGGAAAAGAGCTTTGTGCTACAGACCACCCAACTGTAGGTGGTGGTAACTTTGCTAATGAGTTGTCAACAGCAGCTGACCTTAACGAAACATCACTCGAGCAGTCTCTAATAGATATCTCTGCTTTTATTGATGAGCGTGGGTTGAAAATTGCTCTGCAAGGCCGTAAGATGATTATTCCACCTGCACTTCAGTTTGTAGCTGAAAGGTTGATGGCTTCTAATCTTCGTACTGCAACAGCAGACAATGATATAAACGCTGTTCGTAATATGGGAATGCTCCCAGAAGGTTATGTGGTAAACCACTTCCTAACCGATACGGATGCGTTTTTCATTAAAACAGATGCTCCTAACGGCTTTAAACATTTTGAGCGTAGCGCAATCAAAACTTCTATGGAAGGTGATTTCGATACAGGTAACGCTCGTTATAAAGCTCGTGAAAGATACAGCTTTGGGGTTTCAGACCCTAGATGTGTGTTTGGTTCTCCTGGAGCCGCTTAATATTAAGGGGGGATTATTCCCCCCTTTTTTATTTAAATATCAACCCCCTTGTGCAAGGGGGTTTTTTTGTGTACGTTAATTTATCCCTGACAGTTACATCGTGTAACTGACACTAGCCAAGACAGGAGAAATACATATGGCTAATACTACTTTCTCAGGACCAGTGCGTTCTGAAAACGGTTTTTCAGATATAACCAAAAATACAACAACAGGTGCTGTCACAAGCACTATGACTCTACAAACGTACGAGGCAACAATTACCGTTGCTGATGGTGCTACTACTGGTAAAGAGTCTGCTATTGGTATTCCTTCTAACTTTATACCGATGGGCGTTACTGTAGCAGTGACTACTGCAGCAACAAACGCTGTTAACCTAAATGATATTGGTACAGATGCTGATACAGACGGTTATGTAGATGGTATTTCTGCCGCTGTTAATTCGGTTGGGTTTAAAGGATTTTTTGGGTGTAATGGTGTTCTTGGCATGTCTGGTTATACTACTGCAGCCAGTGGTGCTACAGCAGATGAAGTTGAGTTAGTTGTTTCTGGTGATCCTGGAAGTGATACAGTAATTGTTTTGAAGTTTTTCGGTATTTCTAGTTCTTCCGACGCATCGTAAGGAGAGCCTTATATGTCAAACTCAGACGTACAAGCCAAACGCTTGACAGGAACAGGCGCGGCCTCTACTGGTCGTGCTCGGTTGCGTCAGGTTCAAGTTTTGGTAGCAGCAGGAGCAGGTCGGTTAACTTTTTCTGATGGCAATGGAGGTTCAACTCTTTTAGATTTAGATTTCACAGCAAGTCAAACGCACTCTGTAAATATTCCAGATGAAGGGGTGTTGTTTACCTCAGATGTGCATGTTGCTACGGCGACAAACATTACTGCTATGACTATATTTTATGCGTAAGGAACCCTATGGCTACTACGAAAGATGTCAAAAGAAGCCCGTCTGGTAGGATTACTTACCGTGGGATGTCTTTTTCAGGTTTTAATAAACCGAAAAGAACACCAGATGGGCCAAAAAAGTCCGCTGTTCTAGCTAAAAAAGGCGACAAGATAAAGTTAGTGCGGTTTGGAGACCCTAATATGTCTATTAAAAAAGACCAACCTGCTAGAAGAAAATCCTTTAGAGCAAGGCATAATTGCGCTACTGCAAAAGATAAGTTCAGTGCGCGATATTGGTCGTGTAAGGCATGGTAGCTATGGATGCAAAAGAAGTGTTGAAGTTGCTAGAAAAGCATGAAGCAGAATGCAACAGAAGATACTCTCATATAGAAAAAGTTTTAGATAAATTAGATTTAAGAATGTGGGGTATCGTTATTTTAATTATCGGTGCGGCTGCTTTAGATAAATTAGTTTAATGACTATATCGAGAAACCAAATGGCACAACAAATTAAGAAATCTGGACGCAAAAAACCTCCTGGACTTTATGCTAATATCAATGCAAAAAAGAAAAGGATAGCTGCAGGTAGCGGTGAAAAAATGCGGAAAGTTGGACAAAGAGGTGCTCCTAAAAAAGGAGCATTTAAACGCATTAGAACAAGGAGAGTATAATGGCTGCTAAAACTAAAAAGAAAAACCCACCAGTACCTAAATCAAGAGCAGATGCTTTAAAACAAAAAAAGATGGATCAAATGTCTCAAGACAATGCAGATGATCTAAGAGATCCTAAAACAGGCAAAATGCCTAAAAATAAAAAGAAAAATAAAAAGGAGGAACCAATGAAAAAACGATATGGCGGTAGCGTTAAGAAAATGGCTCGCGGAGGCAAGGTTAAGAAAATGGCCCGTGGCGGTAAAGTTAAGAAAATGGCTCGTGGCGGTATAGTCAAAGGGCCTTACAGTTAAGGTGTAACTTATGGCAGTTTCTGGTTCTAATGATTTTGAGCTTGATGTAGCTGAGTACGTCGAGGAAGCATTTGAAAGATGCGGCCTCGAAGTGCGTACAGGATACGACCTTACGAGTGCGCGTAGATCTTTAAATTTATTGTTTGCTGATTGGGCTAACAGAGGCCTGAACAGGTGGACAATAGAGCAAGCTACTTTGCCTCTTGCATCAGGTATTGCTATTTACCCTGCCGGAACACTTACTATGACCGTTGCGGCTAGTGGTTCTTTTTCAGTAGCAGAAACAATAACAGGAGGCACTAGCGGAGCTACAGCAAGTATTACGAGTATCCGCTCTTCTACTGCTATAGATATTACTATACCTGAAGGAACATTTGTTGCAACGGAAACGGTAACAGGTGGAACAAGTGGGGCAACCACCACCGTTTCCGCTGCTATTTCTTTAACACCAATACAATCAACTATTGATGTATTGTCTGCTGTTATTAGAACAGGAACAGGTTCAGGGCAAACAGATGTTGCTATAAGTAGAATTAGTAGAGATGCTTACATCAACATTGCTACTAAAAACAGCTCTTCTAGACCTACACAGTTTTATGTAGATAGGTTAATTACGCCTTCTATAAAACTGTGGCCTACTCCAGATAATAATACTTACACATTAGTATATGATAAATTAACTAGAATAGATGATGTAGATAACCCACAAAACACGGTAGATGTACCTTTCAGGTTTTACCCATGTTTGTCTGCAGGATTAGCTTATTATATTTCTCTTAAACGCGCTCCACAAAGGACTCAAATTTTAAAAGCAGTATATGAAGAAGAGTTTGAAAGGGCAGCCGCTGAAGATAGAGATAGAGCAAGCCTAAGTTTAACCCCTAGTCGTGACTACTATACGTTTATAAGATGAAATATGCTTCTGGAAAATACGCAAAAGGCATTTGTGACCGTTGTGGGTTTGAGTACCCATATACTTCTTTGCAAAAAGAGTGGAACAATTTGAAAGTATGTCCTGAGTGTTTTGAACCTAAACACCCACAATTAGAACCACCCCCACCCCCTTTTGAACCAGAGGCATTGTATGACCCTAGACCAGATAGGGCTGAAGGGTTAGATGTTTTTGTTGGGCAGGAAATATTTCCACCTTTGAAAATTGCTTCCACACATGCAATCACTTCTATCGGTAAAGTGGAGGTTGTCTCATGAGTTTTACATACACTACTCTCAAAGATGCTTTGAAAAACTATACGCAAAACACGGAAGAACTTTTCTTAAATTCTATGGATATGTTTATTCGGTTAGCGGAAGAACGTATTTTAAAATCTACACAACTTAATGTATTTCAAAAAAATGTAACAGGTACTTTGTTAACAGGAAGTCCTTACTTAGCTGTTCCTAGCGATTTTTTATCGCCACATTCGTTAAGTGTAACAAACAACAGTTTGTATGAATATTTACAATTAAAAGAGTTAGAGTTTGTACAATCTTATAACCCTAACTCAGCTACAACAGGCACACCCAAATACTATGGACAATTTGATGTAAACTACTTTGTTATAGCCCCAACTCCAGATTCTACTTACACAGTAGATTTGAGTTATTTTTATCGTCCTTCGAGTTTAACTTCTAGCCAATATCTTGTTACTATGAATAATGTTTCTGGTACTTTTGTTGTAACAGAAACGATAACAGGAGGAACAAGCGGACAAAGCTCTACTATATCTGTTGTTGAAAGTGCAACGAGTTTGACTGTTGGCATACCAAGCCAAAACTACACTGTTGGAGAAACGATAACAGGTGCGACAAGTGGAGCAACAGGAGTAATTACAGCAGTTGGTGCAGATACGACAAACAGTTGGTTAAGTGAAAACGCTGAGGTTGCTTTATTGTATGCTTCTCTTGCTGAGTGTTACCTTTTTATGAAAGGTGAGCAAGATGTAATGAACATGTATAACCAAAGATACGGTGAAGCTATCAACCGTTTGAAAAATTTAGGGGAAGCATTAGAAGTAACAGATGATTACTCTGCAGGTTATATAAAGAAAGCTAGGACATAATGTTTACAGATAGTTTAAATATACCAAATGATTTTCAAGTAGAGGTGCATACTACAAATAATAGAGGAGCTACTCCTGAAGAAATAGCTTCTCGATGTGTAAAAAAACTTGTTTTTGTTTCTGATAAAGCGGAACCTGCGATAAGAGATCAAGCCCATGCCTTTGCTGCACATATTGAAAAAGTGATTGCCTCATATATGAAACAAGCTGTACAAAGTGATAGAACAACAGTTTTTAACGCTTTAGTAGACGCAGGACACCCAGAACTAGCTGAACTGATAAGGAGAATCTAATATGGCGTTTAGTGGGAATTTTATGTGTACCTCTTTTAAAAAAGAGCTACTCTTTGGCGTACATGATTTTGACACCTCTGCTTCAGGTGATACTTTTAAGTTAGCCTTGTATACAAACAGTGCTTCGTTTACTGCGGCAACGACTGCTTATACTACGGGCAATGAAGTTTCAGGAGCAAACTATTCAGCAGGAGGAGGGACGTTAAATACAGTAGATCCTACTACTTCTAGTACAACAGCATTAGTAGATTTTGATGATTTGGTGTTTTCAAATGTTACCATATCTGCAGTAAGAGGAGCATTAGTTTATAACACTACGCCAGATACAACTTCTATTACTGTTAGTAACCCTACAGTGTTGGTTTTAGACTTTAGTTCAGATAAAGCAGCTAGTGGAGGAGATTTTACCATCGTGTTTCCTACAGCAGATGCTTCTAATGCGATAATACGGATTGCGTAAATGACTAGTGTAGTTGTTCCATTTGGGGGTTGGGGTAGTCTAGGACAGGCTTGGAACTCCCGTGGATGGAACGATGCAATTATTACAAGCAAAACTGTCACAGTAGTTTCTACTGGTGGGGGTAATAAATATTTTATAGATGGCGTTCAACAACCTACTCTTTTTTTAGCAAGAGAAACTACTTATATATTTAATGTATCTGATTCTTCTGTTTCAGGACATCCGTTTAGGTTTTCTACTACTTCTGACGGAACACATGGGGGCGGTTCCCAATATACTTCAGGGATAACAACTTCGGGTTCTGCAGGATCTTCTGGGGCTACTGTTACTTTTGCTGTTCCTTTAGATGCACCTGACCAACTGTATTACTATTGCACTAATCACAGTGGTATGGGGGGTGGGGCTACTGTCTATAATATAGCTATTGTTCCTGGAGCAAGAACAGCAACAACAGCCGTTGCATCTTCGGGTGGAACAGCCGTTACAATAACAGGTCTTGCAGGTACGAGTGCTTTTGGTTCAGTTACGATTACTGGTGCAGATACTTCTATTACTATTACAACTACAGATATTATTGGAACAACCGCAGTTGGGAATGTAACAGTTATAGGAGATGCAAATATCCCTATCAATGTTACAGGTTCTGGTGCAGTTGGTGTTGTAGGTTTTGGATTTGTTTGGGGACTCAATGTTCCAGACCAAGATCCTAATTGGCGAGAAATAGCGGCATAAGGAGTTGATATGAGTACATATGTAAATAATTTGCGGTTAGAAGAAATTGGTTCTGGTGAACGTGCAGGAACATGGGGTGATGCAACTAACACTAATTTAGAGCTTATAGGTGAGGCTTTTGGTTATGGCACAGAGGCGTTAAGCAATGCTTCTACTGCTACGATAACAATGGCAGATGCCTCTTCAGATGGTGTACGTTCTTTTTACCTTAAACTTACAGGAGCTCTTGGGCAAAACTGTACGGTTACTTTAGCTCCTGATACTGTTTCTAAGATATGGATTATAGAAAACGCTACTACCGATTCTGGTTCTAGTGGGCCTTACTCTACTATTATTAAACAAGGAAGTGGCGGCGGTGCTTCAGTTACGATTCCAAATGGTGATGTAAAAATAGTTGTAACAGATGGCGGTGGTTCTGGTGCTATTGTTTACGATGCACTTACTGATCTAAATTTAGCAGGTACAACAACTGCTGCCATACTTAAAACTTCAACAAGTTTGCAAACCCCTTTAATTGAATTCACAGATGGTGATGATGCAATAGCTATAGCAGACGGTGGTTTAGTTACGATGGCTAAAGTAACAGCTATCGGAGGAACTACGGCAGGAACAGGGGCATTTACCACCTTGCTAGGAACTACAGTCACAGCTTCTACTGCTTTTGTGCCAGATGCTTCAGGGGGAGCAGATCTCGGTACTACTTCTTTAGAGTTTGGCGATGTCTATATAGCTGATGATAAACAAATCAAATTTGGTAGTGATCAAGATGTTACTATGGAATACGATGAAGATGGCACAGACACATTACTAATTTCAGGTGATGTTACTATTGCAGATGGTACTAATGATTTAAACATCGCATCGCATGATGGTACAAACGGTTTAGCATTAGCAGGAACAGTTGTTACTTCCAGTGCATCAGAATTAAATTATAATAAAATAACTACACTTGGAACATCACAGGCAAGTAAAGTAGTTACCGCAGATGCAAATGGTGTTGTTACATTTGATAATGGTAAGATTGAAGAAAGCACTGCAATCACTTCTTCTAGTAATGCAGCAACGCTTAACCTAAGGGATGGCGATAACTTTACACATACATTGTCAGAAAATGTAACATATACTTTTTCCAACCCCGCAGCTTCTGGTAAGGTTTCTGCGTTTACATTAAAAATAATACAAGATAGTAGTGCAAGAACAATCACATGGCCCAATACTGTTGATTGGGGAGCTGCAACAGCCCCTACTATATCTACAGGAAGTGGTGCTGTTGATGTTTTTGTTTTTGCTACATATGATGGTGGTACAATATATTATGGGTTCACTGCAGGACAGGCGATGGCGTAATGAGTACAGCAAAAAAACTTCTTTCTGGATCAGGTGCGTCAGCAGATAGAATAAATGTTGAAGACGTTTTCAGTACGCATATGTATCTTGGTTCAGGTAGTTCTTCACAGAAATATCCCTCGGGTGGAGCTGATTTTGATCTTCTTAATGAAGGTGGTATGGTTTGGATAAAAAATAGAAGTTCATCAGCGAACCACGCATTATTTGACACAGTAAGGGGTGTCGGAAAAGGTTTAGAGACAAGTACCGCCGCCGTTCAAACAACATCTGCGTCAGGGGATTTGACCGCATTCACAAGCAACGGATATACTGTAGGAACAAATTTCAACCAAAATATTAATACTAGTGGTGACACATATGTAGGATGGGCATTCAGAAAAGCAGAAAAATTTTTTGATATAGTAACTTACACTGGTAATGCTACTGCTCGTTCTATTTCTCACAACCTTGGAAGTGTTCCAGGGATGATCATTATTAAACAGCTTGACGCAACAAGAAACTGGGAAGTTTATCATCGTAGTTTATCGATTGAAACTGGTGATTATCCATATATTTTGCAATTAAATACCGATGCCGCGCAGGTTGGAAACCAAACTTTTTTCAAATCTGGCATTACAAGCACTGAATTTAAAATTGCTCATTATAATGCCGTAAACCAAAACGGAGGAAGTTATATAGCATACCTATTTGCCCACAATGATGATGATGGTGGGTATGGCCCAAACGGAGATTTAGACATAATCAAATGTGGTTCTTTTACTACTGATTCTAGTGGCGATGCTTTAGTGGGTGGAAATTTAGGGTGGGAACCACAATGGGTCATGGTTAAAAATGCTACAAGTACAGGAAGTGGCAGTTGGTGGATTGCCGATACACATAGGGGGTTTTCTTGCGTTGGCTATGGTAGTGACACAGGTAGAACTCATTATTTCACAGCAAACAACCCTACTGCGGAAGGTGTGTTCATAGGTCCAAGCACATTAAACCTAAACTCTACTGGCTTTTCAATGCCAAGTAATGCTTTTGCTCCAGGACAAACATTTGTCTATATGGCAATTCGTCGCGCTCCAACAAAAGAAGCGGAATCTGGCCCTGAAGTTTTTGGTATAAACGCAGGTGGAAGTACAAACTATTTTACTGACGGATCGATTAATTATATGGGTGTAAGTCCAGACGATTTGGTCATTGTAAAAAGACGAGATTCTACTACTCCAGCAGACCAACAGTGGTGTGTTACTGATAGAATGCGAGGTATCGAACCTTTTACAAGTTGGACTACATCTACTACTACAGCCACACCAACACTTTTTACTCATAGCACTGCTGCAGAAAGTTTATCCGGTAATAGAGCAGGGAAATATCCTGGAACAACAGGTAACGGTGGTGGAAATGCTTCTTCAACAAACATATTGGCTACGAACTTAGCTCCAGGAATTAGTTATTGGTGGAGAAGATCTCCGAAATATTTTGATGTAGTAGGTTATGTGGGGGATGGTTCAACGGCACAAACAATTACTCATAATTTACAAGGAATCCCAAAAATGATTTGGGGGAAAAGAAGAGATGATACTTCAAATTGGATGGTTTATTATGGTAGCACACTTTATACTCTCTTTTTGAACTCAACGACAAATTTCACAGGGATAAGCCCTTTTCAAAATATCCCCCATGATTATCAACCACTATCGTCAAGTACACAGTTTGGTGTTGCTGTATATTCTGGGGGAAACGCTGATAAATCATTAAATACATCAGGAGCAGAATATATTCTGTACATATTTGGTGAGCAAACAGGCATTACAAAAATTGGCACATACTCTGGAACAGGAAGCGATTTAAACATAGATTGTGGTTTTGCAGCTAGGTGGGTAATGATTAGAGATGCAACTTCTGGGAACTCAGGGCAACCGTGGTACGTTTACGACACTACTAGAGGCATTGCCGCAGGTAATGATAAAATAATTAAATTTGACACAACAGCCGCAGAAACAGAATCAGATGCTATTGATCCCCATAGTTCTGGTTTTACGGTTGTTGGTGGACAAGCGCATAACGTATCTGGCGACACTTACTTTTTTTACGCGATTGCATAAGGAGTTAACATGGAATATAGGGTAAAAAGCTCTGGAGAGTTAAAAACGCAAAGTGAGCTGAAATCAGAAAATCCTAACACGAGTTTTCCGAATGTTTGGAACGACAGTGTTCTTGAGTTTCTTGGTGTAGACCCTGTTTTATCTGGAGCGCAACCAGAGGCAGGTAAATATGAACGTGTTGAACGAAATGGTGTTGTACAAGATTCTAGTGATAATTGGATTGAAGCATGGCATGTTGTAGATATGTTTGCTGATGCTAAAGATGAAGATGGAAAGGTAGTCGAAACTAAAGAAGAGCAGGAAAAAACATACCAAGCAAAATTAGATGCAGTAGAAGCAGATGGAGCTAGGACTAGAAGAAATGAGTTACTAGCTGAAACAGATTTCCATGCTTTAGATGATTCACCTGCAATGTCTGATGAAATGAAAACGTATAGACAGGCACTTAGAGATTTACCTTCTCACAGCGATTGGCCTTATGTAGATTTTCCGACCAAACCATAGGAATAAAATATTGCCTCTGACCAAGTTAACTTTTCGTCCTGGAATCAATAAAGAAACGACCTCTTATAGTAATGAGGGTGGTTGGTTTGATTCTGATAAAGTACGTTTTAGAGCAGGATATCCAGAAAAAATTGGAGGATGGCTAAAAAAAGCCTCTTCAGCGATTTTAGGTTCAGCTAGGGCTTTACATAATTGGAGTGCATTAGATAACAACACCTTAATTGGAATAGGTACGCATCTTAAATATTATCTTTTAATTGGACAAACTTTTTTTGATATCACCCCTATTCGCACAACAGTTACAGGTGAGGCTACGTTTGCAGCAACTAATGGTTCTTCTACTATTACTGTTACAGATACTGGTCATGGAGCAGTATTAAATGATTTTGTTACTTTTACTTCTGCTTCTTCTTTAGGAGGTAACATTACGGCTGCTGTATTGAACCAAGAATACCAAATAGCTTCTGTGCCTGATAACAATACATACACGATACAAGCAAGAACAGCAGGTACAACGATAGCTTCTATTACAACTACAAGTGGTTTAAACCCTACTCTTGTAACGGCTAGTGGGAGTGATTCGGGCAATGGTGGAGGATCTACTGTTGCTGCTTACCAACTTAATGTGGGTATAGATGTGTCAATGCCTGGAGTTGGTTGGGGAGCAGGATCATGGGGTAGAGGTACATGGAACTCTGATGCAGATACCGCAGTTAGTACTCAAAATTTGCGTATATGGACACATGATAATTTTGGGGAAGACTTGTTAATAAATGTAAGAGATGGACAAATTGCTTATTGGGATCGATCAGGAGGCACAAGCAATAGAGCAGTATTGTTAAATAGTTTAACTGGTTCTAGTTCTGCCCCTACTATTGCTAAACAAGTAATTGTTTCAGATGTTGATAGACATGTTATTGCTTTTGGTTGTGATCCTGCTGATGATATTGGTACGCAAGACCCTTTGCTTATTCGTTTTGCAGACCAAGGAAGTTTAACAGATTGGGCTTCTACAGCTACAAATACAGCAGGTGATTTAAAACTTGGTGTTGGTTCTGAAATCATCAAAGCAGTAGAAACACGCCAACAAATTCTTGTTTTTACAGAAACCAGTATACATTCTATGCAGTTTATTGGGCCTCCTTTTACTTTTGGACTAAGTACAATAGCAGATAATACAACTATTGCAGGGCCATTAGCAGTAACCTCTGTACAAGACACAGTGTACTGGATGGGTAAAAATGAATTCTACATGTATACGGGTACTGTTCAAAGGATGCCATGTTCGGTAAGAGATCATGTGTTTTCTGATTTAAACTGGTCACAAGGGAGGAAAATAGCTTCTGGGTTAAATTCTTCTTTTGCAGAAATTTGGTGGTTTTACCCTTCTGAAACCAGTACAGAAAATGATAAATATGTTGTTTATAATTATGAACAACAAATCTGGTATACAGGTTCGTTAGCTAGAACAGCATGGTTAGATAGGGGTATAGAACAATACCCTGTAAGCGTGGGTACAGATCATTATGTGTATGACCATGAAAATGGTTTTGATGACGGTAGCACAGAACCTCCCTCTGCCCTCCCTGCACACATAGAGTCAAGCCAGTTTGATATAGGGGATGGTGATCAATTTACATTTGTTCATCGTCTTATTCCTGATATTACTTTTAGAAACTCTACAAACACATCGCCTTCTGCTTCGTTTACTTTGCAAACGAGAGCAGGTCCTGGAAGCCCCTATGCACAAAATGACCCAAGCACTATCACACGAACAGCAGCAGAAACTACAACTACAGTAGAACAGTTTACAGATTTAGTGCATGTTCGTTTACGAGGCAGGTCGTTTGCGTTAAAAGTTTCGTCTTCTGATGTAGCATCAGGTTGGAGATTAGGGTCACCAAGGGTAGATGTAAGGCCAGATGGTCGTAGGTAATGGCTAGGTTACTACCTCCCCCACAATTTCCCGTAGCTCCAAGGGAGTATACTCAGGAGTATGCAAACTCTGTTGTAAGAACATTTAGTATTTTTATACAACAGTTTTTAAGTCCTGGAGAAGGTAGAAACACGAATTTAACATTGACTACATTGCAACAAGATGCGTTTGGTTTAGAAACAGGAGCTCTTTTTCAACAGAATGGGTTTGTTAAAATAGTAACAATTGAACACTCTCACCCTAGAGGGGTTAGTGCAACAGGAAGTGTAGGCTCAGTAACGGTAACGGTATGATGAAAGTAGGTTGCGAAAAATTTATCTTGATTGTATGCTTCTTTTAGCGTAGTCAGGAATCGCTCCCTGCATAGATATAAACGATTTAGGGTATCGCAATATGCAAGGAATTGAATCTTTAGAATACGAGGTAAGAGACCAGCCATTAGTTCCTGATGGTGGTATGCAACAGCTAAAGGGTGCGGCTGATTTACTTGCTGAGTTTGGTAGGAATGGCGATACTTACGTTGTTCATGCCGCTGAAGGTGAAACAGTAATTCCAATGGAAGTATTGGAAAGTAGCCCTAAACTTAAAAAAATGATTTACGCTCAGATGGAAGAGCTTGGTTTACAGCCAGAGCGTTATGTTATTGGTAATGAGTTAAACTCTTTGAACCCTGTAACAGGACAACCAGAGTTCTTTTTCAAAAAGTTATTTAAGAAAATTAAAAAGGTCGGCAAAAAAGTTATTCGTTTAGCTAAAAAAGTTGCTCCTATTGTTTTGCCTCTTGTTTTGCCCTTTGTGCTTGGCCCTCTTGGAGCACCTTTGTTTCTTTCTACAGGGATAGGTAGTTTAGCAGGTAATTTAATTGCAGGGAATAGTTTTAAAGATTCGTTAAAATCTGCTGCTATTGCAGCAGTTACCGCAGGAACTATAGATAAATTAGGAGGTGGATCTGGTTTTGGTACTGGCAGTGAGGCTTTTCAGAACATAAAAGATAGTGTGAGTTCTGGTATTGAAAGTTTAACAGGACCATCTCCATCTACATTAGCAGAATCATTAACAGCTTCTTCTTCTGCTCCTCTATCAACGGCTACTGCTTCTAATCCAGTTTCTGGGTTTGATGTGTTTGGAGAAGGGGTGTCTAACGTAGCTTCTGGTAGCCAGCCTATAACAGATTCATTTTTTGCAGAGGCTTTTGGTTCAGGTGGTATACCTAATATTAATTTAAATACTGTTACAAGTACAGGAAGTAATCTAATTCCTACTGACCAATTAGTTAGTATAGATCCGAACTTTTCAGGGTTAGGTATGGAAGTTCTACCTTCTCAGGTTGCTCCAAGAGGAACTGTTTCTGGAGACATTTTAACAGACAGATTTGCTTCTAGTCAAAACCCAATGATAGATAGATTAGGACTTAATATTGCTTCTCCTCGTTCTGCTGGAGTAACCCTTAACCAAACGATGCCAAGTGGACAGTTAGCAGGAGCTCCTCCTGAGTTGTTTAATCCTAATTTCCAAGCTCCAGTGTCTCTTGATCCAACTGTTACAGGGGTAGGTGCAGAAATGTCAAGTGGTGCGTTTTCTCCAAATGTTGCCCCTTCAGCAACTGCTAGACAAGCAGCGGTAACTGGTCTAGGTCCTGATATACCTACAGGGGATTCTTCGTATATTAGCGATATAATTGATAAAGGTGGTGATTTGTTTAGTACCTACTTATCGCCAAACCGTCCTGGATTAGATCCAAAGGCAGGAGTATTAACGAGGTATGGCCCATTATTAGCGGTTGGTGGAGCAGGAATATTAGCTGCTGATGCGTTATTCCCGCCCGAAGAGCAAGAACGGTTGCAATTAGGTGATGGAAGAACAGGGCAAGATCTGTTAGATGAGGATATCCGCTCTGGTACATTCCAATATGGGTTTAATCCTAGGATGTTTTACGGTAACAACCCTTACTACCAACGAGGGCAGTTTACACGAGCTAGGCAGGGTGGGGAAATAGATGGTCCTGGAACAGGGACAAGTGATTCAATACCTGCTATGTTAAGTGATGGTGAATTTGTTATGACAGCAAAAGCTGTACGAGGAGCAGGTGGGAATGACCGTAAAGAAGGTGCTAAGAAAATGTATGCAATGATGCGAAAATTTGAAAACGAAGCGGTAGCATAATCATGGCGGTAGAAGAACAAACCATTATCCAAAGGGAAGCCCCTGAGGTAGAAGCCCTTAAACTAGGTTTAATAAGAGCTGCTAAAGGACTTTCTGAAACAGCTCCTGTTGGTGGGTTACCTCAAACACAGTTCGCAGGGTATGACCCATTACAAGACCGAGCAAGGACAATGGCTACTTCCGCTATTGGTTCTTTTGCTCCGTTTTTAACAGATGCTTTTGCAGGAAACCAAGAAGCAGCAAATAGATTAAAAACTACAGTAACTCAAGCGTATAATGATGCGCTTGCAGATTACACAGATGCAGATAGAACTGCCCTATTAAATACGATGGCTAATAGGATTACATCGGGCATAGGAAGCGAAGCGGATGCAACAGGAATACTTGGTGCTATTGGTTTGGGAAATATCGCTAGAGGGAATGTTCGTGAAAACATATTTGGTCTTCCAGAACAAGCTGGAACAGGTGCTTTAAGTGCAATAGATGCACAACGGATAGGTATAGACCAAGGAATCACTCGTGCTAATACTGCTGATGCAGAGCGAGCAAGGTTAGCTCAAGTAGAGGCTGTTAAAAAAGCTCGTGAAGCAGGAAAATATGGTAAAGATAGAGCAGCAGACGCAATAGCCGCATTAGCAGGAACAGGTTTTAGCCCAACTGCTGAAGGTATAGGTGGGGTTTTTGACCCTAGTGCAACAGTTTCTAAGTTTTTTAACCCATACGAAACAAATGTTGTAGATAGAAGTTTAGCTGATTTACAAAGGGCAAGTGATATTGCGGCGTTGCAAGAAGATGCACAAGCAGCACAGGCAGGAGCATTTGGTGGTTCTCGAGCAGGTATTGTACAAGCAGAACGCGGTAGGAACTTGTTAGATGCCCAAGCAAGGATTGCTGCACAACTCAGGCAACAAGGTTATGGGCAAGCTCTAGGACAAGCGCAACAAGCATTTGAAGCAGGGCAAGGTAGACAACAAAACTTAGCACAGTTAACAGGACAGTTAGGGCAAGCAGGAGCAGGAACACAATTAAGTGCAGAACAGTTAGCGCAACAGGGAGCATTGGGTTCTGGGCAGTTAGGGTTAAGTGCATCACAAGCAGCCGCAGATCTTGCTCTTAGAGGAGGACAGTTAGGGTTAAGTGCAGAAGAATTAGCATTGCGAGAAGCAGCGCAACAAGGCTCACTTGCTAGTGAGGCAGCTAGGTTAGGTTTAAGTGAAGCTGAGTTACGAGCAAATGTTGGCTTGCAAGGAGCGCAACTTGGTTTACAGGGAGCGCAGGGGTTACAAAGTGTTGCTAATGATATAGGAGCGCAAGCCGCGCAACGTGCTGCTATGGCTGAGTTGCAATCTGGGTTACAAAGGCAAGATATAGATATGATAAACCAGTTAGGTGGACAACGGTTCCAAACAGATCAAGCACAATTAGATGCCCAACAACAAGACCAATTAGCCGAAGTATACGAGCCGTACCAACGATTAGGTTTTTACAGTGATATATTACGAGGCGCACCTACTACACAGATGAGTATATCTCAAGCTTCTTCCCCTAATCCTTCTTTACTTAACCAAGTTGTCGGTGGTGCGGCAAGTGGGTTAGGTATCGCAGGTGCAGCAAGCAAAATATTTTAGGAGCGTTTATGAACAACCCTTTAAACAGACCAATGTTCGCTAACGGTGGTTCGGTATATATACCTCCTGCCTTGCGATACATGGCACAAAACCCTGATGTGTTTAATGCTTCTGTTGCAAATGCAAGGGCAAGAGGGCTTTCAGGGCAAAATATGCAAGGGCAAATTGAACGTGATGCTGCTTTACATTATGCTTTCCATGGGCAAGGTGAAGGCAGAGAGTATGGTGGGCGAACATTCCTTGGTGGTTTGTTAGAGCCAAGGTTAGGTGATACGTTTGGTTTAAGCCCAGAGCGTAAAAAAGAGTTAGAAGACGAACGCGATGCAGTGGCTAGTCCACCAGCAACATCTCTCACACCTCCTGCGGAAGGGTTAGTAAGTCTTGTTCCTATTGATGAAATTGAAGCAGGAGGACCAAATTTCGCAGAAGGTGGTGAAGTTTATGAAACAAGCCCTGTTGTCCAAGGATATTTGCAAGCAAACGCAGATGTTTTAAACCATGCTGTTCGTGTTGCACAAGGTCAAGGAGTGCCTCCTGGAAAAAGTTTTCAAAGAATAGTAGAAAATGTTGCTAGAGAACATTGGAATACCTATGGCAAAAACGAAGGCCGAAGTATAGCAGGGTATGGTGATGATGGTGCTTCTTTAATGTCACAAGAACAGATTGCCACTAACCAAGGTATCTTTGCAAACCCTGTAAATGAACGCATGTTAGCTATTGCTCAATTGTTGCAAGGTACAAGAAATGTTTTTGACGACCCAGAAAACATGGAAGGAACAGCGTTTTTTGGAACAAACCCACAAGGTGGTTTTTACGACCCTTACAGCCAACAAACAACACGACAAATAGATAACTTACTTACTAAGATCAGCCCTAGTTTGCGTCAACGTATAGTAACTGGTAATAGTCCAGGACAAAGCGATGAAGATATGGTTGCAAGAGATATGAACCCTGTTTTAAAAGGGTTGTTCCAAAAGCGTGGTTTAAGAAACGAATCTTTATTTCAAGGTGCAGGAGGACAACCTGAATTGTTAAGGGCCTATGCACAATTAGGTATAGAACCTCCTGATGTTTCTGGGCAACGTGGAACTCAACAGTATGGGCAAGCTGTGATGTATGATACTATAGGGGGGACACCTTTGAGTTTAGCAGGGCAGGAGCTAACAGGTATTATGAATGCAGTTAATCAAGGCCGTTCTTCTATAGGAGCAGATGGTACAGGTGGTGCCTCCGCTATAGGAGATGGAGGCCCTACTGGTACAGGGTATGATAGTTTTGGTGCTTTTATGGCAGATGTTCCTAATATGTTACAACAAATAGCGGCTGTACCTACTGTTAATCCTTTAGGGATAGCAAACCAAATATACCAAATGTATACAGGAAACATTATGAAAAACCCATATGATACAAGTGATGCAACAGGCACTCCTAAAGACAGAAGTGTACCTTCTCCAATGGATTTTGGAGGGGGAGCAATAGGAAATGCCCCACCTTCGAGAGAACAGTTACAGGCTATGGATCAGTTGCAGTTTAATTCTCCAGGATATCCTGGATTAGCTGGAGGCCAAGGGTTAGGTGCTTTTGGTGGTGTGGGGCTAGGTGGAGACGGATCTGGTTATGGAGGAGTATAATGATAGATAAAATGATGCCTCAGAATATGATGCAACCAATGACCCCTGCTTCTGAAAATTCAGGTATTGCTTCAGGTATGATGCCTCAAGCTCCTGCCCCTGCCCCTGCCCCTGCACCTGAAGGGATGCAAATGATGCAACAAATGGCAGGGCAAATGGAACAAGTGTATCGTGGTTTAGATAGCGCGGAAGATATAGAAGATGTTATTAATGCAATGCGAGGGAACGACTTACCATTGTCAGAGCGATATAGTGAGTTGGCTGAGTTAGTTGGCCCTGCTGATGCAAAGAAAACACCTGAGTCAGTTTTAACAGTATTGCAACCTGTATTCCAAACATTAGAAACTGTTCCTGATGGTGGTATTGCAGAAGCCCCGATGGGGGGTGTGGAAGGATCCGAGGGAAATTTTAGTCAGCCCTCTGCCACAGAACCTTCTGATCAGGCAGAGGCTGTCCTAGCGATGTCTCGTGGGGAAATGCCAGTGAAAGCGGCTAATGGGTTTTATGCAGGTGATATGAATTTTATGGGGAACCCTCCTACTCAATATGGAACAAGGTTTCCTTCTATTAATTCTATGAACAATGCTCAAACTGTTATGGGGGGTAACGTACCTCAGCCAAATAACAAAGCAGGACTTCTTCCGTATATGCCTAGTCAGCTTGCTCCCCCTGTTTATGAATCAATAGATTTTAAAGCATTACAAGATAAGATGAAGTTGTTTCAAGATCTTCAAAAAGATATTTCTCTTAAAAAAGGAGAAACTGATCCTGCAGTTGCTCTTGCAAATCGTCAAAAATTATTATCACAATTTGCACCTAAAGCAGAAACCGCAGAAGAACTTCTTGCTAGGCGTAAAGAGTTTATGGGGGATACAGGTGCAGATTCTTCTGAAATACAAGGGTACTTAGCATTAGCACAAGCAGGGTCAGAACTGGCGTCTAGTCCTGGATCTTTGTTACAAGGATTGACTAAAGCCGCAGGGCCTTTAGCTGCGAATCTAAGTAAAATTGCATCAGCTAAAACTGAAAGAGAGTTTAAAGCAAAAGGCGCGGCTTTTGATTCATCTCTAGAGCAAGAAGAAAAATTAAGGCAATTTAACGCAAGTCTCGCGGTAAGTGCTCTAGACGAAACAATGGCTAATGAAAAAGATTATAGAAAAGCTGAAAATGATATAACAACACAGTTAGCATCTAAAGGAATATCTGAAGCTATTGCAGATCAAGCTCTTAAAAATAAAGCAGTTACTATAAACTACACTCAACAATTACAGAATAAAGCTACCCTTGGTCGGTATAGCGAAGTTTACGGAAGAGTAAACCCAAAAACAGGGAAAACTGAAACAATAATGTTTTATCCAGGAGCTGATCCATTTTACATGGATATCGATAAAGGTTTTGTTAAAGGTGTTCCTCCAAAAGATTGGACAAAAGTAAAAAAAGGTGATCTTGATGATTTGTTAAATACGGGTAACTTGTCTGGTATACAAAAACAAATAATTGATAAAGGTAAGCGAACTTATGCAATGGTTCGTAACCCTAACTATGACCCTAATGGTGATAGTGCTCCTTTTGTTTCTACAGAAGCACTCAACTTAGGATTACAAACGTATGTCGATTTAGGTGGAGGTCGGTACAAAGCGTTAGAGCCAGGAACATTTTTCACTGTGAAAGACCCGAAAACTCAAGTAGAAACAGATAAAAGTGGTGTTATAACTTTTAAAGACTCACAGGGCAAACCCATAAAAGTATTTAATCCTATTGTAGGAAAACTTGATATAATGGGAGCAGCTACTGGCAAAAATGGTCCTGCTTTTTCTGGACAAATAACTGCAGAAAACCAAGAAGCATTATCTAAAAAATATGGTACGGATTTAAGTGGTTCTATCGGCCAAAAAATGGTGTTAGGTAACCCTAACACCACACAAATTGATAGACCTCCATTAGGGTTTGAAATACAAATGATTCCTGATGGCAAAGGTGGATATGTTGAGGGTGGCTATGTTCTTGACAAAGACCAAAAAGCAGATTATCAACAAACTCTCAAAGCCACTGGTGAACTATTAGCTAATTTAAAAGAGCTTAATAACTCTGGTTTTTTTGAAACATTTGGTATTTCAGGAGGTACACAACAATTCCTTTCTGAAAATGTTGCAGGGTTAATGCCTGAAGCTATTGCCAGTGCGTTAAGGAACCCTAAAGGAGCGGAAGCTCGACAAATGAGAGAACAATTAGCAAGAAATATTAAACAAGCTCTTGCTTTGTCTAAACGATACCCTGTTACAGAAATGGAACAATTGAATGGTTTGGTTGATGATGCAGGAGGATTTACTACTGATCCTATAATCGTCATGAAAAAACTGCAAACTTTTTATCATGCTGTTCAAAGAGATTATTTAAACGCTGCTCATGTTTTAGATAGAAAAAACAACCCTTATGTTACGGTAAGATCGCAACCAATGGGCAACAAAGGTGATCCGTTGGATGCCACTGCTACAATCAAAACTAAAGAAGGTGAAACTATTAGCCCTGATTTGATAACAGCATTTAGAATTGCTTCTTCCGGTAGGCCGTTAAAAGGATTATTTATGAAAATGTCTAGAAGCCAAGCTAGAGCACTTGGTCTTCCACCGAAAGTGTGGGAAACAAAAGAAGGTAATTACGATAGTCTTATCACTGTTAAGTTAAAAACTATTAGAAACCAAGAGGGGAATACATCTATTGGTGCTGATACAAGTGTTAAGACCCTTTCAGAGGCAAGGAAAGGAGGAAATTAATTATGGATATTTATGAACTTAATAAAAACCTAACTGAAGCAGCACCTCAAAAACCTATTGGTGTAGTAGAGTTACAGGAAATGGGTGCAGATGCTTCTTTAATACCAGATGCTGTAGAGGGAGCAGAGTTAGAGTTTGAAGGTCAGTCACAACCTGCTAGGTTCACAGGGTTAGGTGGTGGAGTTGGTGGAGATAATATACTTGAAACGGCTGTAGCAGGGTTTAACAGAGGGTTAGGACTTATTGTAGCAGACCCTATTCTTTATAACGCAGCTATTCTTTTAAGAAATATTGCAAAAACAACAGGGATAGGTGGAGAAGATTTAGCGAATATTAAACCAGACAAAAATATGTTTTCAAGAGTATTTGCAAGTGGTGATTTTGAAACTCAAGAAACGATGGCTAATGTATTAGGTATTCCTATTCAATATGGAAAAGGAGAAGACATAGGGGTTACAGATGAACAAGGTTTATTAAAACAAGCGGCTTACGGAGCAGGTAAATTTATGGGAGAAGGTGTTCCTCTTACAGGAGCAACCAGTTATTTAGCAGGTCAAGCTGCTAAAGGGCTAACAGCTACAGGAGCAGTAAATCCACTTTATGGTGTGCAAGCAGCTGAGCAATCACCCAAACTAGCTTTTGCCAGTGACCCACTGGCAACTAAAACAATGTCTAACATATATGGCACTAAAGTTGCCCCTATAGAGGGTGGTGTGATGGCTAATATTGGAGACGACATGTTGAAATTTGCGGCTCAGAAACCTGTAACAACAGCAGGGTTAGAAACAGGAGTTAGTGCTTTTGCAGGAGGCGTTGAAGGAGCAACAGATAGTCCCACCGCAGGGATGTTAGCTGTTGTTTCTCCTGCATTCATTCCTCAAATTGTTCAATATATGCCTTCAGCTACTGCTGTACGATGGACTAAAAAGTTTTTTCAAGGTGGTGATCTCAAAGATGTTGCCCTAGGAACAAGAGGAGCTACTGAAGGAAGAGAAGGGCAACTTGCTTTAAATAAAGCCCAAAAAATGATTCAAGAACAATTAAACCTTACCCCAGAAGACTCAGCGGCAGCGTTAGCTAGGTTTGAAGAAATGCGAGCTGTGATACCTGAGTTAGCAAATCTTCCTATCGCACAGGTATATAATAATGAATCGTTAATAGCAACTTTTCAAGATGCAATAGCAGGAGCTCCCAACAAACAGATCCCTATGTTGAACAGAATGTTAGAAGACATGGTGTCAGGAATCACTAAATATAAAGAAACAATAGGTATCGATTCAGGTTCAGGAGATGTTGCTACAGATGCCCCTTTAATTTTACAAACAGCTGAAGGGTCTGTTAATTTAAAAGCACAAAAAGAAATAGATAAAATAGGTGCAGAAGACATAGAACAAGAGAGCCTTGTTAGAACACGGGATGACACTGAAAAAAGAGAAAAAGGGTTAGCGTTCCAAAAAAGTTTAGAAGCTAGAAAAAGGCAAGCTGAAAAAGAAATAGAAAAGAAAAAAATAGAATTAGGTATTGTAGAAACAAGCCGAAGACAAAAACTAAGTAAAGAAGAAACAGAATCAGGTAAAGGTTTTAAGACAGAAACAATACAAAGAGTAGCTGAGGCTAACGCATCAACCGAAGATGTTTTACGTTTGCAAAAAAGAGTAAACGAAGAGTTAGTACCAAGACAAGGGGAAGAAGCATATACTTTTGACGAGTTACCACAACCTATACAAAAGTTAGTTAGGTGGGATTCTAGTAAAACATTTTCATTTGATGATTATCTCAATGCAAGAAAAGCCGTAAGCAATGAAATAAATAAAGCAATTAAACAAGGAAGTGGTCAACAAATACCTTTAGGTAGGCTTAGAACATTATTTGATGATTGGGCTGTAGGAGCTTTTGAAAAAGTAGGTAAAAACTATGTGGAATTTTTAGGTATTCTTAAAAGAGATTTATATGACCCGTTTGAAAAATCTTTAATAACACAAATTACAGCTAAAGATGGAGGCAAAGGTTATTTAACGCAAAGTGAAAATGCGGCTAAAACTCTCATAAACAAAGACCCAGAAGTATTAGAAGCTTTTGTGAACACAGTAAAGCGTGAATCTACAGAGGTAGATGAAATAAAGGCTGTTTTGTTAGACAATATGTATGAATCTGCATATTTGAAAAATAAAGGTGTTTGGGATGCAGATAAGTTAAACCTCTGGATGAAAAACAATAGGGATCGATTAGAAATTCTTCCTGGACAAGGGGGCGGTTCTTTCTTAGATGAAATGAAGGTGACACAAAAAGCGTTAAACAAATCTTTACAACGCAGAAAAGCAGCTACTGACCGAAAAGAAAAAATTGAAAAAAGTTTGTTGGGTAGGTTTTTCAAAAGCCAAGAGCAACGAGGGTTACAAGATCCTGAACAAGATTTTTTGAGTAGATTAATTAATAAGCCTACTAGAGAAGGTAAAGGCAGAAATGCTCAAAATACTATGTTAAGAGTTAGAAACGATTTCCTTGCTTCTGAAGAAGCAAAAGCAATGGGCAAAACAGATGCAGAAAATGTTTTTAGAAGAACTATTTTTGAAAAGTTAGATGAAGAGCAAGGAATTATGGGTGACCCTGCTAAGTTCAAAGAATGGTTACAAAAAGATAAAAACACTCAAGTATTAAAAGATGCAGGGTTTACTGAATCACATATGAAAGATATTTATTTGTTAGCCGATGCTTCAGAAAGAATATCTACAATACCTATTTTAGAAATGAAGGGGTTAAGTAGGTCAGGAATCATAGAACGGTTAGCCAATGCTCTCGGCACATCACCTGCGGCTGTTTCTACAAGGGTGCTTGCTGTTAAAGAAAACAGGATTTCTCCTAGAACAGCGTTTATCTATTTAGCAAGTAGAGCCATAGGAGCGCAAAACCAAATAAGGATGGATGCTTTAATGCGCGAAGCTATTCAAGATCCAAGTTTGGCTAAAATGCTTGTAACAGAGCTACCAGAAGGTGAAGTAGGGCGTATTCCAGGACCGATATTGCGTAAAGTAAATAACTATTTAGTAGGGTCAGGCGTAGAAGCAGGTGAGGAAATAAAAGAAGAAATGAACAGAGGTCGTCCTCTTATTACATTGCCTGAACAACGGTTTGATGTAGAGCCCAACAGTGGGGCAACAATAGAAACGACACCACAAAATGTTCCTGCTCCACCACCACCATCAATGGATTTTACACAAGTAGCTCCTCTTCCTAACCCTGCATCTACAGGTGGGGGGCAAGTAAAAGTTTCGTCGTTGTTTCCATTTGATCCTTTGTCTGCCGCCATACAAGAACGACAACAAAAGCAAGGACAAGGTATCGGTTCGTTAATGGGTTAAAGTAGGAACGGTTGTGTATAACTACTCATTTGTTGTTTAGATATATTGTAATACTCTTCTACTAACTCAATACCTGTAAATGTCATACCAAACTGTTTACACACAACCCCTGTTGTTCCTGTCCCCATAAAAGGGTCAAGCACAGTTTCGTTTGGTTTACAAAAAGATCGCAGTATATACTCTACTGCTCTAGGGTGCATGACTGCCCTATGTTGTTTTTTGTATGGGTTTTCTGAATACACAGGCGTACAAAAATGATTTTTGGTGTATGTATTGTTTGCTTTTAATGCCGTATTATTATTGCTCAATACTAATATATACTCGTAAGAATTAGTAACCGCATCACCACCTGCTGGAGTTGGGTTAGCTTTGTTCCAAACGATTGTTTCTATTATTTGTTCGGCAAAATGACCAAACAATTTGTATATTTCTACCCGATTATAAAAGTTCTTTTGTATGTTGTAATAAACATTACCCTTACATACTCGTAAACACTGGTTTATCGATTCCACAAGAAAATTAAAATAATCGTCAGAAATATCAGTAAAATCTTCATACTTATCGTTCCTTTTTCTATTGTATGGGGGTGAGGTAAACACTGTATCAAATTGCTCATCTGCAAAGGTTTTAATTACAGCAGAGCTATCCCCAAGTATTAAATTATCCACTCTTTATACCCTTCAGCTAGTACCTTTGTACTTATATCTATCTTGCTTCGCAGGGCTTGGATAACCTTTTGGTCTACAGTATTTTCTGCTGTTATATCTATGTAAGTAACTTTATTTGTTTGTCCTATACGGTGCGCTCTATCTTCGCTCTGTAACCTTATTTCAAGGTCATAGCCGTTGCTGTAGTATATAACTGTATGCGCTTCTGTAAGAGTAAGTCCGTAGCCCCCTGTTCTGGGTTGCCCCACAAAAAACCGCAATGGATCGTTAGGGTCTTGGAACCGCTCTACAATTAACTGCCGTTCTTCTGCCGGAGTTTTACCATAGAACAGCTCTACTGTTTCTGCCCCATATGTTTTTATAAGGGCTTCCTGTATCAGTTCTAGGTCATGTGTAAAGTTACCCCAAATGATTACCTTACCATCTGTTTCCTCTAATACAGATAGTAACTCAGGCAACTTGTTGTTGGGAACTTTTATCATTCGCCCATCTTCCAGTTTAGCAAAACCAGAACATACTTGTTGCAACCTTAGTATTTGAGTTAGCACTGTAGAGGCAGACATAATGCCTTCGTTTTCTATAAAGGATACAGCATTGCGTTTCATTTGATCGTACAGAACACGTTGTTCTTTAGTGAGTTCCACACTGCGTTTTGTATACACTTTGTCAGGCAGGTCTAAACAATCTTCTTTACGCACTCTAAATGAAAACGGTTCTATTATACCATTTAACTCTTCTAGGTTTTGGTATCCTACAATATGGTTAAATGAATGCGCTCCCATTGTTTTGCGTATCAATTTTGCATAACGGTTTTGGAATGTCCAAAACGAAGAATGCCCTAATACATAATGTTCTAAAAACTCGCATTGTGTGTATAGGTCTAACGGTGATTTAGTAACAGGTGACCCTGTAAGTATCCTACGGTAAGGGGCGTTTCTTGATATTTTTATAAGGCTTTTAGTTCTGTTCGCTGTTTTAGATTTAATAGTTGTACTTTCATCTACAGCGAGCATTGTTTTATGGCACAGTATAAATTGTGAGGCAGACCATACCCCTCTGCTACTGGACAATGCTTCTACATTCATTAAAAATATTTGCAGTTTATCTGACGGTTCATTTAACGTAGCTAACTCTGCTTGTTTCTTTTTTGTTTTTTCTGGCGACCATACAACAATGTTGGCCTGTATATGATCGGGTAAATGGGTGGGCAGTTCTTTTCTTTCCCAGTTACGGTACACACCTTTGGGTGCGATAATCAGAGCAGAATCTATTTTACCTTTATCGTAAAGCATAGAAATCGTATCTATTAATACTTTAGATTTGCCTGTACCCATGTCCATAAACAGAGCAAAAAAGGTTTTATCCCACGACTTTTCTAAAGCATCTAGCTGATGCTTATATGGTTTGTATTTAAATTTGTAACGCATTTTACCCTCTTTCTATTGGGAATATTTGTATTTTAAACCTAAACAAAACAACGAGCAATAAAAGGTTTATCAAACAACTTTACTATATAGGGGGGGAAAATGAATTAAGATGAATTTAAATTCTAACATTTTCCGATATACGATATCGATATACAACTTTCTCGGTACGCGCGACGTTTTTTGAATTATTTTTTCTAGGGTTCGTTTGGGTTTTGCCCCTATTATAGCAAAGTTCGTGTAAGCTAGAGATATTTATTTTTTTCTTGATATAAAAATACTGGTTACATATTAAATATATGCTACTATACTAAATAATTAACTTTTGCATGTGGAGAAAGGCATGACAGTGTACATAGTTCAAGAAATGCGGGGTCGCGACCTGAGCGATGCCGTTACCTTCGGCGATATAGAAGTGCTTGTTCCTGTTTCTGAACAGGCAAGCTATTCTACTCAGCCATTAATAAAACAACTAACTCGTAAGCTGAGCAAGTTTACAGATGACGATTACCTATTACTTTCTGGTGATCCTGTAATTATTGCATTAGCTGCGAGCGTTGCATCACGGCAGAACATGGGCCGTTACAAAATGCTTAAATGGGATAGGTTAGAAAACAAGTACTATCCCCTTGAAGCAAACTTTAACTAATAGAAAGGGTTAACAATGGACTTTGAAGATGTTGCCACTGACCTTAAAACAGTGGATGAACAAGGGTTAAGTTTAGTGAGTAAACTTGCCAATGTACAACTTACATTAGAACAACGAGTAGCACAGCTAGAGGATGAGCTAAAACAAGCTAAACGAAGTTTGCGTGAAATAGCGGAAGAGCAGTTACCTTCAGCTATGGCAGAGCATAGTATAAGTGAGCTTGTATTAGAAGATGGTTCTCGTGTAAGCGTTGGTAAATTTTACAGTGCTTCAATAAGTAAGGATAAATCAGATGAAGCATTTGGTTGGTTAGTTGCAAATGATTTTGGTGATTTAATAAAGAACCAAGTAGCAACGACCTTTGTTCGCGGACAAGAAGAACAAGCTAAACAGTTTGCAGATGACTTGATACATAAGGGTATGGCGGTGAACACTAAAAAGTGGGTAGAGCCAATGACCTTAAAGGCATTTGTAAAAGACCAATTTGAACAAGGCAACAATGTCCCTGCTGATTTGTTTGGGTTGTATGTAGGTGAAAAAACCAAAATAACTAAACCGAAAAAAGGATAGAAAGATGGCACAAGAAGTAGCTAAGAAAGCAAACAATGAAGTTGCAATGTACGAAGGTTTTGAGCAGTTCCAAGGTGAAGGTTTTAGCGAGGTAAAAACAGAAGACCTAGCTATTCCATTTTTAAGGGTGCTTGCCGATGTTAGCCCACAAGTTAAAAAACGTGATGGTGCGTATGTGGAAGGTGCGGAAGCAGGTATGATATTTAATACTGTGCTAAACGAAGTGTACGAAGCAGAAAAGGAAGGTATTTATGTAATACCCTGCCATTATAATCGGCGGTTCGTAGAGTGGCGCGGTAGGGAAGAAGGTGGTGGATATGTAGGTTCATACACCCCAGATGACCCTATTGTAAAAACTGTAGTGCGTAGTGACCAAGGGCAAGACCTATTACCAAACGGCAACCAGTTGACCAACACTGCACAGTTCTATGTGTTAATGTTGCATCCTGAGTTAGGCCCACAAAAAGCCTTGGTAACGATGGCTTCTACACAATTAAAGAAAGGCCGTAAGTGGTTGACGCAAGCGCAATCGCTAACTGCCCAAGGCAAAAACGGATTGTATACATTGCCGTTAATGTCACAGATATACAAGATTACAAGCGTACCAGAGCAGAACGATAAAGGTAGTTGGTACGGTTGGGAAATAGCTAGGGAACGTGCCTTAAACCTATCTGACGATATGGATAAGGGGTTCTTTGAAATGGCAGTTGCTTTTGCTAAATCAGTAAAAGCAGGTGATGTGCAAGTAAACGATGGCTCTAGTAGTATGGGGTCAGACCCTGACGACCAAGTACCGTTTTAACTCATAGCTTAACCCAGTTCAGAACAGGGGGTTGATCTCCTTTGTTCTGCGGAGGCTACCATTTAAATTTCTTAACCCTTTATTTGAATGCGTAGCCTCCACCTTTTTATTGGAGAAAGCTATGGATTTAGCCCAAGAATTTTACAGTTTATTTAAAGGTAGTGATATTGCCCACGGAACGTATGAGGTAAAGGGTAATAGAGCTAATGATGGTAAGAAACAAGGAATAGCCAAAGTTATAAAAGAACCTACTCGGTTAGAAATGTGGGAAGAACATTTAAATGGAGGCATAGGTTTAGGTATTATCCCTATAAAAAGTGACAATATGTGTCAGTGGGGGGCCATAGATATAGACCAATACGATGTTAGCCATAAAAAACTAATAGATGTACTGAACGAAAATAAAATACCTGCGGTTGTTGGTAGGACTAAAAGTGGTGGAGCGCATGTATGGATGTTTTTATCTGAACCGATAGAAGCAGAAGAAATGCAACGTAGGATCACAGAACTAAGCGCGGCTCTAGGGTTTTCTGGTAGTGAAATATTTCCTAAACAAACAACTATTTTAAAAGATAGAGGTGATACAGGTAACTTCTTAAACATGCCGTATCATGCAGGAAACAAAACAACACGGTATGCGTTTGATCAAAATGGTGAAGCGTTAAACCCTATTGCTTTTATAGAGTACGCTAAAACATTTATACTGACCCCTGCTAAGTTCCGTAAGCTAAACCTCAGCTTTGGCACAGAAGACGGTGTTATAGAGGAAGGACCTCCTTGTTTACAACACCTATGCAGTAAGGGATTTAGTGAAGGTTCTAGAAACAATGCCCTTTTCAACCTTGGTGTATATGCGCGGTTGTTTGATGAAGACAACTGGGAACAGTTAGTGCAAAGGTACAATATAGATTACCTGTCACCCCCTCTTAGCCATAGCGAAGTAGGTAATACTATTCGCCAGTTAAAAAAGAAAGATTACTTTTACAAATGCGAAGACCAACCCATAAAACCTTTTTGTGATAAAGAATTATGTAAAACAAGGAAGTTCGGTGTTGGGCCTAGTGGCGTTGCAAACGATATGTCTAGCCTCACTAAAATAGATGGTGACCCACCTATATGGATATTGAATGTAGATAACAAACGGTTAGAGTTAACAACGACAGGGTTAACAAGCCAAGCACAGTTTCAAAAAGAATGTGTATCTCAGATTAATATGTTTCCTGTGGCTATTAATCAACGCTCTTGGCAAACGAGAATACAAACATTGTTGGATAATGTCACCATTGTAGAAGTACCACCTGATGCTACCTTTAAGGGTGAGTTTGAAGACCTGTTACATGCGTTTGCTTGTGAAAGGGCTAAAGGCGAAGAACGCGAAGACATACTACAAGGGGTTGCTGTTTGGTTAGATGATAGGGTTTACTTCCAAGTAAAAGATTTAAAAAAGCACTTGTCTGTAAATGATTTCAACCATTACACTTCCAACCGTGTTACGTTGCGATTGCGCGATTTAAATGCAGAAAAAATGTTTTGGCGAGTTAGGGGTAAGGGTGTTCATGTGTGGTCTTTAGAACAGGATTACTTTGAAACAGATGAGTCAGAAATTGATCTTCCTCCTTTACCTGCATCACAAGAAATTTTGTAATGCACATCGTACTAGGGCCTCCTGGAACAGGTAAGACAACTAAGTTACTTAGCTTAGTAGAGTCTTACCTTGAGTCCGGTGTACCCCCTGATCGTATAGGGTACTTTGCATTTACAAGGAGAGCCGCACAAGAGGCGATAGATAGGGCTTGTTTCAAATTTAACTTTAACAAAAAGGAACTGCCTTACTTCCGCACTCTACACAGTTTAGCTTTCCAACAGGCAGGGCTGACACATTCTCAAGTGATCACACCAGAAAAGTACCAAGAGATAGCAGAGTGGTTGAAAATAGGTAAGTTTTTCATTAGTGGTGTTACAGAGCAGGGGCCGTATAAAGATTTTGGTTATGGGGATAAATTTTTAGAAATAATAAACATAGCTAGGATTTTACGGCAACCATTACAAAAAATATATAACCAAAGCGTCGTACCACTTAAAACAGATTGGGCTAGGGTAGATTATGTTGGGCGAGGTTTAGAGCATTGGAAAAAAGCATACGGCCTGTTTGATTATACTGGTATGTTAGAGTCGTTTTTAGATAGAGACCTATGCCCTAAATTAGAAGTCGTATTTATAGATGAGGCACAAGACTTATCACCTATACAATGGGAAATGGTGCGAAGGTTAGAACAACGAAGTAAAATTTGTTATGTTGCAGGAGATGATGACCAAGCAATATTTAGGTATGCAGGAGCAGATGTGGAACACTTTGTAGGGTTAGAAGGTGAAGTAACATTGTTAGATAAAAGCTACCGCATACCATCATTACACCATAAACTCAGTAAACAGGTGATACATAAAATTGTTGGGCGTAGGAAAAAATCGTTCACGCCTAAGACTGAAAAGGGGGATATTTTTTGGCATAGGCACTCTGAGGAGGTGAATCTTTCACAAGGCGATTGGTTGCTGTTAAGCAGAACAACAAGAGGGGCAGAGCAAATAGAAGAAGAGGTAAGGAAAAGAGGACACCTATATATTTATAATGGTTCAAGAAGTATTGACAGTAAGGTAATAGATGCGGTACGGTTTTGGGAATCAATTAGAACAGGAGAACGCATAACTGCCGATCAGGTAAGATTAATATACAAATACATGCTGTTGAACAAACAGATTGCATATGGGTGTAAAACAATGCCCGATGGTAAAGATGGCATATTGTACAGCATTGAAGATTTGCTACAGTCACATGGGTTATTACATACACAACCTTGGGATCAAGGGTTGGGAAAAATAGCTGAACGCGACAAAGTATATCTAAAAGCCTGTTTGCGGAAGGGTGAAAAGTTGAACCAAACACCAAGGCTAAGGATCTCTACTATACACTCTGCTAAAGGTGCGGAAGCAACTAATGTTATGCTTTTAACTGATGTAATGCGTAGGCCATATTCTATGTGGCGAAAAATAAACACCTATGAAGAAGATGAAGCAAGAGTGTTTTATGTAGGGTTGACAAGAGCTAAAGAAAAATTGCATCTAGTACACCCAATGTTTAGTCAAGGATATGCTTTGCCTTACTAGAACACAAAAGATAAACTAATGCTTTCTCAAGATAAAAGGTTACCATATAGTTATTGTATTAACAGCTTAAATAGAAAGGTAAGCTATATGATAGTAAAGTACTTCACCAAAGAACAGCTTATTGCGAGCAATGAAAACGCAATACAAGCTAACAGGAACAGGTCACTGAACCGTGACATGTTGCAGGATGCGTTGAACACAATACCAGACGAAGCAATGCTACCTGTTTGTTTTAATATGCCACACAATGACGTAGAGATGCGTGTACAAGTGGCATTTAGTCCACTACATGTAGGTTGGGTAGACATTAGCTTTGATGAGTTTAATGCTTTGCCTAGCCAAGAAATACCAGACAGTGAGGTTCCTTCTGAACCTCAATTACATTAAACCATAGAAAGGGTAAAATTATGGCACACCAAGTAGAAACAATGGCTTATGCAGGACAAGTTCCTTGGCATGGGTTGGGCGTACAGGTAGACAACAACATGTCTCCTGAACAAATGTTACAAGCCGCCAAGTTAGATTGGACGGTTAGCAAACGGCCTGATTACACGGTAGATAAACCAGATGTTTGGAACATTATCGACCCCACAGGCGAAGCATCTTTTATACGGTGCGAAGGTGATTACCACCTTGTACGCGACAGTGACAACAAGGTAATGGGCAAGTGTGGGGATAGTTATGTACCCTTCCAAAACTCAGAGGTAATGCACTTCTTTAAAAAGTTTACCGACGCAGGTAAAATGACCATGGAAACCGCAGGTAGTTTAAAAGAGGGTAAAGACATTTGGGGGTTAGCAAAACTTACCGATGAGTTTAGCCTCACTGGTGGTGACCATATTAAAGGTTACTTGTTACTGAACAACAGCCATCAGGTAGGCAAGGCAATGACAATTATGTTTACGCCTATACGAGTTGTTTGTAACAACACCCTTACAATGGCCTTAAATGATGCACACAACAGGTTTAGAGTGTTGCACCTACAAATGTTTGATGAAGAAATACACAAGGCCGCAGAGCTTGCGCTAGGGCTGAGTGGTAACCAAATGAAACTGTTTAAGGAGCAAGCTGAATTTTTGGCAAGCAAACCTGCTAAGTCGTTTGACCTAGATAACTGGATTGCCGAACTGTTCCAGCCTAACCTGTTAATAGAAAGGGCTAAAGCAGATGACCTTGATACGCTACCTCCTCTGCACCAAGAGTTTAGCAATACCGCAGACCTAGTGTACCAAGCAGTAGAAACGAGTCCTGGACACGATATGTCTTCTGCCAAGGGTACATGGTGGGGAGCATTGAATGCGGTTACCCATGTTGTTGACCACCAAAAGCGTTCCCAAATAGAGGGTAATGCTTTGCACTCGGCATGGTTTGGTTCAGGAGCGCAAACCAAGCGCAAAGCTCTGACCAAAGCGTTGGAATACGCAGGAAGTTGATAAACTAGCCGTTGTCTAACCAGTGTGTATAAGTTAATGTACACACTGGTACTTCTTCTAAGAAAGGAAGAAAAATGTTTTATGCAATATGTGATGGAGTTCCTGGAAGTGATGGGCCTCCATTTTTGTTTTATAAATTTAAAACACTAAAAGCAGTCAAAACATGTAAGGCTGTTAATGAACATTCTTATGTGTTTGATGGTAAGGAAACAGTAGATCGGTTAAACCATTTATTTACAAAAGAGGAAATAACTTCTGTTTGTGAGCCATTTGGTAAACCCAGTTCTGCAGAAAATTTTTGGGTTCTTACCGCAAGCAAAGCTAAATACTGGAAACCAGAAGAGGAAACAAAAATGAATAGGTTTGTTAAAGGCGATACTTCAAGTGTTGAAGTAGTTACAGAGCAACCAGATGTAGACCCACATACTAGAATAACATTAGAGCTAGATGAAATGGAAAAAGAGGGTGGTTCTTTTGATGCTATTAAAAAAACACCAGATGTAAAAAAAGGGTGGAGTAATGAATGCCAAATTATTAAGTTAATGGATGAGCCTCCTATTAAACAAGGCACAAACCGTTATCGTAATATGCAAGTTGTTCTAGCTTCCCAAACAGTAGGTGAAGCAATTTCCGCATTGCGTAAGCTAGACCCTTCTCCTGGAGGCAGGATGGATTTACGCATAGCAGTGAAAGCAGGTGCTATAAAAATTGATAACCCACACTTCCAGCCGTTAGGAGAAAAGTAAATGAACAGGGAAAACGTAGAAAGGTTTTTCTATTGGATAAATGAAAGACACGCCATATACCAACGGAGAAACATGGGTGTACCAAGGTCTGAATGGACAGAAGACCCCATACTCCAAGAGTATAAGTTTACAAACCCCTTCCGTGAAAACGATAGGGTTACCCTTTGGATGCGTAACAACTGGACTAAACCTAACGATAACAGGCCACACGATGAAATAATTTTCAATTGCTGTTTGTTTAGGATGGTAGGCACAATTGAATTTGCAGAAGAGCATGGTTGGGTCAGGCTTGTTAGTAGTCTTGGCACATCTGCATGGGATGGTGAATATACTAAACAGCTTATTAAAAACAGGATAGCTGATGGTAAGCGTACTTTCACTGGTGCGTATATCATTACAAACCAAGGGTTGAAATTACCTAAAGCAGATGTTGTTGTTGACCATTTTCTTAAACCAATACATAAATATGCAGAAGACATTGTTGCTTCTGCACAGTCTTCACAATCCTTACAAGCTACCCATAAAAAATTATCACAGTACAGGGGTTGGGGAGGTGGTGGGTTTATGTCTTACGAAGTTGTAACTGATTTAAACTACACGCCTGTTTTGAAAAATGCCGTAGATAAGTTCTCATGGGCCAATGCAGGTCCTGGAGCAAAACGTGGGTTGAATAGAATTTGGGATAAGCCCTTAACAAAAAGCATGACTCAAGAGGTAGCCAACGAAGGTATGCAAGAGTTATTGCAAATGGTTGCAAAAGATTACCCTTGTAACGGATACCTTGTGGGTGACCATGTTCCTGCCGACCAAATAGATATGCGTACTATAGAGCATAGCTTGTGTGAATGGGATAAGTATGAACGAGTACGATTAGGCCAAGGCAAACCTCGCAGTAAGTTTACACAGAGCAGTGAGCCATTGCCCCAAGGGGTTGTGCAATGAAAGTAGACCTTTTTTATAACAGCCCTAATACTTATGGAGGGTGGGTTACTTACACCTCTCATTTGATAGATACATTGCAAGCAGTAGGAGCAGAGGTAAGCCTATTTAAAATTAGACCTAGAAGTGAAAAAAGAACAAGAAACTTTGGTTATGACAAACGGTACAGAAACATATCTATGGAAGAAGCTCTTGCCCGATCAAATGTTAAGTTAATCGTAGCAGGAGCTAAAAACTTTAAAAAAACCACAGACACCCTGTACCATGACGGCAATGCTTTTATAGTTGTTCACGACCCTACTGAATTAAAAAACTTACCAGAGCCGTTGGATATGAACAGGTGTGTTGTTATTAGACAAAGAGGGGTAGAAACTTTACCCTTGGCAAACAACTCTATACTGTTACCTTACAGACCTACGTTTATAAGACACCCCTATGTACAAAAAGAGTTGCCTTTTGCATCTAGAAAACACTTAGCTATAAGCACTTCTCGTATTGATTTTGACAAGCATACGGAAATTTTGTTAGACGCAAATAGGCTGTTACCTGAAAACAAAAAGATCGTAATAAGGGGTTTTGAAAACAGGCTCTATACTAAATTTAAAATAGTGCCTAAGTACCCAGAGTGGGTACAGTCTAAAGCACATTACCCAAGAGAAAATGACTATGCGTTTAATCTAATGTGTGACTACATATTTAATGTAGATATGACGCTTATAAAAGGCGATGGGGGTGGCACTCAATATACTTGGTTAGAAGCATGGAATGCAGGGTGTATTCCGATTATTCATAGGGAGTGGCTTTTAGACACACCTGATGACATGCGAGAAAACTATAACTGCATCGTTATAGAAACAGCAAAACAACTTGCTGAAGTTCTGCAAATGCCTATGAGCGATACCGTGCTACAAGATTTTAGACAAAATGGTTTTGACAGTTTAAAACAGCATGAGCCTGAAATAATTGGTGAACAATACTTAACCTTTTTTAGGAGTTTAGGATGAACGTAATTGTAGACATAGGGTGCTTTAATGGAAGAACATTGTCATTAGCAAATAAACTTCTGCACCGTAAAAGAGAAAACTGGTTTGGGCTTATGGTTGAACCTAATGTGTATTTGAAAGAGGACATACACAAAAGTTTAGAGGGAACTAATTTTAAATATGTACACTGCGCTATCAGTGATGAAAATGGCACAGGTAAATTGTGGATGGGTAAATATGGGTTTTTTAACAGGCGGTCTCCTGCACAAAAAGAAAAGTGTATGCGATCTTCCCTTTTAAAAGAGGAAGGGTTTGTATCCCAGCATTTAACAGAGGAATACCAAACAGTCCCCTTAAAAACATTGCAAACCCTTTTAGTAGAAAATGACATAACCAACGTAAATATTTTAAAGGTAGATACAGAAGGTAATGACACAAAGATATTTGCAAGCTAC